AAAGACGTAACCAATTACCTTTAACTCGTAATGATGTTAAGTGGGAACCATTTATTGAGTTCTGGATGCGTAAGTCTATGTTAGAATTAAAAGTTAAGCGTATGATCTGGGCTCGTCCTGGAACTGTAAAAACTAATGGTTCTCAACAAAACTTAAAGCGTACATCTGCTGGTGTATACCACAGAATGCGTAACAATGGTAACTTAGTGCAGTACAACAGAGGTGAGTTCACTGCGAACTTAATTCGTTCTGTATTTGGTGACTTATTCTACAGACGTGTGGATGTTAAAGACAGACGTGTTAAAATGTACACTAATGAAGCTGGCTTTGATGTATTCCAACAAGCTTTAAAAACAGATGCTTTGAATTCTGGTCTTACTTTCATGGCTGATTCTGGTAACAGATACATGCAAGGTGAAGGTCAACATATCACTTACAACTTTGCATTCGATGCAATGGTAACTCGTGAGACTGGTCGTGTTGAATTAATTCACTTGAAAGAATTAGACTTACCTCAAACAAATTTAGAATTTGGACAAAACAAGAAATCAACTCCAGTATTTATGGTGTTTGATGTATCTCCAATGTCTGATGGTTCTATGATCAATAATATTCGTGAAGTACGTATGAAGGGTGCACCTTCTATGACTTGGGGTTATATCGATGGTACTCGTCACCACTTAGGCTTTGCTAAGTCTCAAGGTATGAGTTCTGCAAATAAATTCCCTGGATATGAGATTTGGATGAAAGATCGTTGTGATGTATTTATCGAAGATTTATCTCGTACAGTATTGATTGAAGAGATTCCTCAATTCTAATAAATGCCCCTTTAAGGATAGTATCCTTAGACTGACACCAATGGTGTTTCGCAAAAAACTAAGAAGACATTCCCCCCACTCTCCCAGTGGGGGAGTCTTCTAAATCACAGATGGACATGTACAAGTAAATGCTGTACAGTGTTCCCTTCGATGGGAACCATCTGCAAATAAACCAAACAAAACAACTACATTATGGGTAAGATAGGAAAAATCTCTACTATTAAGAAAGAGTACAACAACTCGCAATTGCAAACGATGCAAGGTGGACTTGCAGCAAGAGGATACACAAGAATTCCTGGTACAGGAGTTTTTAAATATCCTTACAAAGAATTAGATGGTCAGTATAGAACAGGCTTAGATCCTAACGCTAGTTACATCAAAAGAATCCAAGATCCTTTAGAAAAGGAGATGGAGATTGAAAGAGTAACAGAGTTAAGAGATAAACTTCAAGCAGCTTTAAATGCTGACTTAAGTCCTCGTTCTCAATTCTGGAACTATGGCTTATCAACTTCTGTTGATGATTCTTTGCACGTTCAACCAGTAAAGTTACTAGATGGTGATAACTATTTTGACTTTACATTACCATTACAAGAATTAGCATTCTCATGGTTAAGAGTTCATCCAACAATTGCTTCTAGCTACCAAGCTTGGGAGAGAGGTGAATTCCCTGCTGATGTTCAGTACTATGTTGCTGATGATGATATTGAGAACAAGGTAATGTTTAAGAAGAAACAACTTATCAACAAAGCAATTGTCAAGTTTGATAGTATGACTCCTGAGAAGAAGAAGAAAGTGGCTCGTCTACTTGGTCTTCCAGTGTCAGATGATTCCAAAGAAGAAGCAGTTTACAATCAGGTGGATAACCTATTGAAACAAACTGAATTCAAGAATGGCAGATATCAAGGTTTGAATCCAATTGAGGTATTCAACAGATTTGCAGATATGAAAGAAAACTTACTCCATATTAAAGACTTGGTTAAACAAGCTGTTGCTCACTCAGTATATAGAGCTAAACCTAATGGTAAGATTTATGAAGGTGAGTTTGAAATAGCTAAAGATGAAGATGATTTAGTGAAGTTCTTAGCAGATGAAGATAACCAAGACCAATTATTAATTTTAGAAGGTAAATTGAAAGGTAAAAAAATAGCTGCAATATGATCCCAGTAGATAGTTTATTATATAAGATTGATCAGAAACTAAATAAACTATCCACTAACGAGCATCAAGAAATTCCTGTAGAAGATAAAATTCTAGCATTGAATGAAGCTCAAATCAAATTGATAAAGCAAAAAGTTGATGGGTTTAGTACAGTTTCTGGATTAGGTATGGATGCGTTTAAGAAGCGTTATGAAGACTTACAAAGTCTTGTACAGCCTTACAATCACCAACCACTTACCCTAGCATTGAAGAATGCTGAACTAAATCAATGGTTTGCAAACGTTCATCTCCTTGTACCTCAGTACATGTTCTACATAGATAGTTATATATTAGCTGACAAAGGAAGATGTACAGATAGAAAGATATGGATTAATAGAGACTTGGCTAAGCATGGTGACTTACAGTTTTGCTTAAACAACACTCACTATAGACCCTCTTTTGAATATCAAGAGACATTCAACTTTATATCTTCTGATGAGATCTCTATATTTACAGATGGTACGTTTATACCTAAGGATATATATATGTCTTACATGAGATATCCTCAATATATAAATAAGGCAGGATATATCATGCTTGATGGATTACCATCATTCGATCAGGATTGCGAACTTGAACTATACCTAGAAGATGAACTATTAGATCTTACAGTACAAAACTTGGCTATGTATACAGAAAACCAAAGTGCTGTTCAAAGCTCAATTTACAGAATACAAACAAACGAATAATTTTTAACAATTAAATATAAAGCAAAATGGCTGATTTTTCCCTAACCACCCTCTTTGTTGTACCAGTAGGAAACACATTACCTAGCTCTGGATCAACACAAGACTTAACAGCAGGTCAAGTAGGAATATTCCTAAATGACTATAGCGTTGCCACAGCTGGTAACATTGCTGCTGCCCCTTATTTTTATGTAGCTCAAGGTAGAGTTAACACCTACTTACAAGGTTCTAAGCGTTCAGACAAAATTGCTGGATGTCCTAGTGGTAACTCTTGTAAAACAAACGTAACTGAATGGTACAAATCTTTAGGTTGTCCTACTCCAGTGAATCAAGTAACTGATGTAGTTGACTTCACAGTAAAACCTGGTGAGATTGTAACATTAACTTTACGTGGTTTCTCTAGCTACTTAAACACATTGTATTTCAATGGTTTCACTCGTTCTGTAACAGTTAATGCTCCATGTCTTGGATGTGGTGATGATCCTTGTACAGACGTTGATGTTCCTGCTTTAATTGATGAATTAATCTTAAAGTTAGAATCTCGTGCACCTGGTGACAACCCAGACAACATTTATTTGACTCAGTTCTATCAATTCCAAAGAATTGGTGATGATCAAAGTGCATTATTACGTATCAGTGGTAAACCTTTGACTGCTTATGGACAACCTTGTGACGTTGCTGCATTCCCTTTTGAGTATGACAGATTCTACTTTAGAACTTTCATCTTCTCTGGTCCAGCTACAACTGCTGACTTCATTGTTGACGATCCTTGTAATAGAGTTGCTACTCCAGTAATCACACAACGTTCTAACTATGCTGTTGGTACTTCTGCTGAGGTTCAACAATTAGAGAAGAACTTCTATAGTTACCAAGCTGGTTACTTGAAGCATCTTTACAGAATGAATGGTTACAACGAGAACTTTGAGTCTTGGGTAACTGATGGTCAGATCTATGATTTGTACTATATCAAATTCAATGAGTATGATAAGAGTGCTTACCAATGGGGTGACTATATTATGGAAGATAGCATGGTAATCATTGCTGTTCCTGAGAACCAAACATCTGCAATTGAAGCTATATTAGTAGCTGGTTTAGGAGCTGTGGCTGGAGATACTGCTTGTATCACAACTACTAGCACTACAACTACTGTATGGCCTAGTACTTCAACAACAACTACTTTGATTCCTTAAGAATAAAAGTAGCATCATATTAACCTATGCCAGAGGGTGAGAGGATATCTCAAATCCTCTGGCATTTTTATTATCAAAAACCATGATATTAGATTTTTTAGTAATCAACACATATAACACACAAACACTTGGTGTGGCTGATATATCTGTTTATGATACAGATCCACCTAATGTGAGTGCTCCTACTATGCAAATTACTGTTCCTGGTTTTACTACACCTGTTTCTATTCCATTCAATGTGAATAGCTTTAATGTTTACAACTCAATTATTTTAGGATTAAGTCCATTCCCAGCAGTGACACCATTGCCTGATGGAATTTATTTCATGAAATATTCAGTTGCTCCTGCTAATGTAAATTATGTAGAGAAGAACATTATGCGTACTGAACTTATTCAAGAAAAGTTTGATAGTGCATTTATGAAGCTTGACATGATGGAATGTGATTCAGCTATAAGAACCCAGTCAAAAGTAGTATTGAATAGTATTTGGTATATGATTCAAGGCTCTATAGCAGCAGCTAATAACTGTGCTATTGATACAGCCAATAAATTATATGTCCAAGCCAATAGACAATTGGATTATTTTATTGCAAACCAATGTGGTTGTACAGGAAACAACTATGTAATTAATTTCCCTTAATATGGCAAACTGTAGAGGATGTGGTATGAAGGTGGGCTGTGGCTGTCAATTGATTAATGGCCTATGCTCAGCATGCAACAACAAACTTAAAAACGCTACAAAAAGAATAAAAGATGTTATCACCAAGATTAACAGATTGTGTAGTTGATGCTAGCATCCCTGCTACACTATTACAAATTGATGAAAGATTAACTTACTGGGCAAATCGCCAGTATAATAATATTATCTTCTCCATGAACAATTATATTCCTGGAGAGATAATTGATGATTTATTACATTACAAACAAATATTAACATATAGACTTTGTACTCCCACCTATGCTATGGTGTGTGGACTTCCCACTACCTCTCAGGTGGTGAGTAGAGTTAAAGTGTTAATTCATAAATAAATTAAACCATGTCTTGCGAAAGTTGTTATAATGGATGTGTTCAGACAGTATCTGATGAATGTGTTAGATATACAGGTATAAACTATGAGGCACTAGGTGTTGAAACAGGAGACAATTTAGTTTCTGTTGAACAAGCCATAATGAATGCTTTGGTTCCTTTATTATCAGGAGAAGGAGATGCTATTGCATTAAATATATCTTGTCCTATAGTTGATTTATATTTACCTGCTCATACACCAAACACTCAAGAGTTATTTACTGCTACAGTATCAGCTATATGTAGCTTACAAGCACAAATATTTACTATTGATGATATATTAACTATACTTAATGCTAATTACACAATAGATTGTCTTACAGGAGTAACAGCTTCTTCTGACACTCATGCTATTGTCCAAGCTATTATAAATAAGCTTTGTCTAACTGTCACTGATCTTGCTGCTCTTACACTTGATGTAGATACAAACTATGTTAAGCTAGCAGACTTAGATGCTTTGATTGCAGCTTATATAGCTAGTCAAGGTGGTAGTTCAAACCAACAAAATTTAAAAATGGTTCCATATGTAGCATATGAATACTATGGACCATTAACTAACTTTGATGGAACAGGTGCAGGCTTAAATTCTGCTGGTTTCTATAAGGTAAATCTATGCAATGGCTTAAATGGTACTCCTGATAGAAGAGGACGTGTTGCTGTTGGAGCTATTCAAAATGTTCCAGGTGGTCCATTAGATGCTGCAGTTAATCCTGCAAATCCTGGTAATCCAAACTATGCAATATTTAATACAGCTGGAGCAAATACAGTGACGCTTATTGCATCACAGATGCCTTCTCACTCACATAGTGCAACTGCTACATCTACTGCGTCAATAACTCCTAATCCTCATAGTCATACTATTAGTTATTTAAATAAAGGTGCTGGAGATGGTTCAAATGTAATTGGTAGTCAAAGTTCATCAAATATTAAAACTACAAGTAGTGTTAGTCTTACTGTTGACGTAAGCACAAGTGTTACAAATGCTAATGCAGGTGGTGGGGCAGCTCACGCAAATATTCAACCTGTCATAGCTTCATATTATATTATGTACATTCCTTAATCTTATTAAACTAATTATAAAATGGCTTGCAATCCTGGAGATCCTTGTTACAACGCATATTATCAACCTAGTCAAAACTGTGGTTCACTTCTTTGTGAAACTACAGCAGCTCATGTTATATATAATGGACCCAACCTTCCTTGTTCAGGAATTCACACTGGAGATAACTTAGACTGTGCTCTATCAAAAATAGATGATGCTCTTTGTAATGGTGTTGTTGGTATTAATGGTACTTCTGGAACTTCTGGTTCTAGTGGTATAACAGGAAGCTCTGGAACATCTGGTAGTTCAGGTGCTACAGGACCTGGTGGTTCATCTGGCACTTCAGGTAGCTCAGGTGCTAGTGGTGCTGCTGGTTCATCTGGCACAAGTGGTGAAACTGGTTCTAGTGGAACCTCTGGAAGTTCTGGTAGAGAAGGTTCTAATGGTACATCAGGTTCTGCTGGTCTTTCTGGAACTGCTGGTACATCTGCTTCTTCTGGTCTTTCTGGAAGTTCAGGAAGTTCAGGAACATCTGCTGCAGATGGTACAATGGGTACGTCTGGTACATCAGGTTCAATAGGACCAGCAGGTACATCAGGTACAGCTGGTATAGATGGAGATAGATATCTATCATCTTCTGTCACATCTTTAACAATAGGAACTGGAACTCAAACTTTAACTATTGATACAGGATTAGCTTATAGTATTGTTCAGACAGTGCTTTTGACATATGATGTATCTAATACAATGCAAGGTTCTGTTACAAGCTATGATAGCCTTACAGGTGTTATGGTTGTTAATGTAGCATCAACAACAGGTTCAGGAACATATGCAGTTTGGACTGTAAACTTATTTGGAGCTGCTGGTGGTAACGGATCAAGTGGTACCTCTGGTTCATCAGGTACATCTGCAACTGCAGGAACTAGTGGATCTAGTGCTTCATCAGGAACATCTGCAAGTTCTGGTTCATCAGGAACAGCTGGCACAGCTGGTACTAATGGAACCTCAGGTTCTTCAGCTACAGCTGGTACATCAGCTAGTGCAGGTACATCTGCTTCTAGTGGAACTAGTACAGGTACAAGTGGTACTTCTGGTGGTAGTGGAACTCCTGGTAGCCCTGGTAGCAATGGTTCTAGTGGAACTAGTGGAGCTGCTGGACCTACTGGTCCTACAGGCCCAACAGGAGGTATAGGTCCAACAGGACTTACAGGTAATCCAGGCCCAACAGGTCCAGCAGGTACTCCTGGTGGTCCTGGACCAACAGGTAGTCCAGGTACTCCTGGTGGCCCTGGTCCTATAGGTCCAACTGGCCCTACTGGCCCAACAGGTCCTGGATTTACAACTATCTCTCCAGCAACTGCAGGAGCAATAGTTATATGTACTAACGCAAACTCTGGATTTACAAACTCAAGTGTGTTTGTAAGTGGTAGTTCAATATATGCAGATTCTTTCTTCCAAAACTCTGACTTAAGACTTAAAGATATAATTACAGCTATTCCATCAAACAATGTAGAAACTGTAGCATTCACTTGGAAAGATGAAGAAAGAGATAATAAAACTCATTGGGGATATATTGCTCAAGAAGTACAGAATGTATTACCTGATGCTGTAGAAGAAAAACAAGATGGTTTCTTAGTAGTGGATTATACACAAGTACATAGTTGGAAGATTGCTCAACTAGAAAAACGTATTGCTGAGTTAGAAGCTAAATTAAATAAATAATGAGTTGGTCAGGTATAGCAAGTAATCAAACAGTTTCTTGTAATAATCTTCAGGATGGAGTAACTACTGGTGTATTTATTCCTCTTTCCACTATTCCTGTAAGTCAAAAACAAATAACTAAAACTGAGGCATCATCTTATGTTGCCATAGATACTTCCTATCCAAGCTTTTCTAGTAAATCTGCTAATCAATTAGTTGTTAAAAATGATTTGCAACCTCTTTCATATTCTAATAGAATATATGCAATTGATGATACAAATCCTTACACTCCACCAGGTGCACCAACATATGGAACTGTAATATATTCAAATGACTTAGGTTCAACATGGTCAAATCCTATTTCTGCTGGATATAGTGTTTCTAGAAGTGGTGCAGGACAATACGTATTATCAGGTACACAAACTAATGATATAAAAGTATCAAGTGATTATGGGGTGACATTTGTTTCACGTTCATGTACAATGTCATTAACACCAGGTTCAGTTTATGATATGCCTGGAACATGTGTTTCAGATAGTGGGCAATATATGTATATAGTTGCATTTAGTGCCTCAGCATTTACTATATGCAAATCATCTGATTATGGAGTTACTTGGACTAATATTTACTATTTTCCTGTTACTGGTTTTGGTCAACTAACACAACTTCCTTATCCAAAAATAGCATGTTCTGGAGATGGTATATATGTTACAGCTATTGGAAACTTACAAACTGGAAGCTTTGCTTGGGGATCTAGAATATTTAAGTCTTCTAATTATGGAGCATCATTTAGTGTTAATAATTTTGCTAACAGTTACTGGACAGATGTAGCCATAAATACTTCAGGACAATATCAATTATTATCACAACAATCTTCATTTGGTACAGGTAACGTAAATGGAGAAGGAAGGATATATACATCTTCTAACTATGGTGGATCATTTATTGAAAAGCATTATAATGAGGACTTTAGAGCTTTGTATTGTGATATGTCTCAGGATGGACAATACATGCTAGTAGCATTAATCAATACTAATAATACATTAAATCAATTTCGCTACTCTACAAATTATGGTTCTGATTTTGCTGATTATTTTAATACTAATTTACCAGTTCCAGGAATAGGACAAACACCAGGAGGAGTATTTGTTAACTCAGATGGAACTTATGCATTGATAACATATATAGACAGTGCTCAAATAACTACTACAACTAACTGGTTAACTTGGACAACAGTATCTATTCCAACAGCTTATACTTTTGGAGGATTAAGTAAGTCAAGATCTTTTAGTGCTCCTGGTCCCACTACAACTACAACATCTACCACAGCAAATCCAAATTATGATTATTATTTAGCAGATGAATATAATTGTTCAGGTTGTAATATAACAAGTACAAATGTATTAGTTGCGTTTCCAACTGGAACTTCTGTTATAATAAATAGATTCTATGCAGATGCAAGCTTTAGTGGATTCGTTTATCAAATAACACAATCAACTAGTCCAGGTAGTCCTGCAGTATTACTTACTCTTCCATCTGCCACAACTTGTAATGGAGCTTGTTCATTATAAATCAATTATAGTTAAATGCTAACAAACAACGCTTTAGTTACTTGGAATGAGTTAAACACTATGGGACTTACTCTTATTGGAGGAAGTGCTCCTACAGGTAACAAAATAGTTACTAAAGGAGATATAAATACTTACTATTACACAAGTACAACTAGTGTTCCTTATATAAACTATCCTAGTAATAGATGTCCTAGATATCAAGATATTGTTTCAGCTGGTGTACCAACTACAATTCAGTCTTATGGATACAGTGACACTTTTGCAGGAGAATGTTTTTGTTGTCCTGGAGAATATGAAACTCAAAGAAACTACACAGTGGTATTTAATACAGCTGCAACATCAGCAGGTTATCTAGCTGTTGTATATGATGATGCTAGTGGTGGAAACTATAACTTCTATATAGGAGATACTGTTGTTAGCTGGTTTAGTAACTGTGGATGTATAAATCCATGTTTAACAATAACTTCAGTGACAGTTGTCCCTACTTAATAAAATAAACCAATATGACAGTATTAATAACACTTACCCTAGCAGGATCTGATACAGGTCCATTCAACTTATACTCAAATGCAGATGGTTACACAACAGCATTTGAAACTGGTATTTCTAGAGCAGCTCTTATTGCTGGATATACTTCAAGCCTAGCTCCAGATGGAACTACAGAAGTTCTTGTAAGATCTACAGGAGTTTGTCAAAGAGACCTTTACTTAATTGTATCTGGAGCTCCAACAACTACCACCACTTCTACAAGTAGCACAAGCACAACCTCTACATCTACAACCCCTAATCCAAATGAATTATATTTAGCTGATATAGGACGTTATGCTGGATATGATGGATGTCCTACAGGTTCAATTTTAAGAATATTCTTAGATGCTTCTGACTATGCCTTATTTGTAGCCAATGGTGATTCATTTGCAGGCCTAGGAGGAGGCAGTTCTATAACATGTACAGCAATTGCTAGAAACGCTGTAGGTGCTCCTATCACTGCTTTATTCTATGATTCAGAGAATATATCTTGGAAGCTTATAAGTGGCACCTTTGAATATTATGAGTTCCAATGCTAATACAATTTTAAAAATCCTGTTTGTTGGTTTACAGGAAGTTCTCCTGGGGTTTCTACCCTGGGAGTTTTTGTTTTAACTATAACTAAAAAAGTTATTCCATATAACCAAAATAGTTAGTTTATTTTTGGGAAATTCAGAAATAGTTCCTATCTTTACAATAATTTTAACCAAAATAAACTACATATGCCTGAGAATCAAGCATTACTAAACCAGCTAGAAGAAATCCTACATTGGAAAAAGAGTAAAAAGTTCTACGCTGACAAGCTTGGAATTACAGAATCAGAGGTTGATGAGTTGTTAATAGAGTTAAGAAATAGAGAACTTGTTGAAGAAGTGGCAGAGGTAGGTAACTATGTTTCTGAGCTAGAGGAAACAATAGTAAGATTTGAAGAGGATATTGCTAAAGGAACAGGAGAGATTGTCTTCAATACAAAAGATGAAATTAAGAGCTTAGATGAGCTCATAGTAAAGTGTAAGATTGACACAGACAAATGGGAAATCACCAAGTACGTACAGAACTACTGGGGAAATGGTGGGAATCCACATTGGCAAGTCAAAGCCTGGTTAGGGAAGAAGTCTACAGAACAAGTTTTTCAAGATGCGTTTGTAGACTTTTTAGCTTCATATAAGCCTGTAAGTCAAGAGGTTATGAGTCCTAAAGTTGACTTTGACAAACCAAAAGGTATGTTAGTCATCAACAAACAAGACTCTCACTTGAACAAATATGACATAGATGGTAACAATGATGTTACTAATAGACTAGCTCATATCATGTACAAGGTGGAGTTGATAGCTAACCAAGCTCAGCTTTCAAACAACTTAGAACAAATTACATATATCATTGGGTCTGATGAGTTCAATAGTGAATACACTGGTATGACTACAAAAGGAACTCCTCAAACAAACACTCACACATATCATACTTCTTTTGAGTATATCTGTGGACATGAGATCTTAATGATTACAATGTTATTACAGTATGGTCATGAAGTGAAGGTAGTATATGTAGCAGGTAATCATGATGAGTTTGTAGGATGGCATATGGTTAATTGGTTACAAACTTACTTTAGAAATACAGAGAGAGTAACATTTGATTGTTCTCCTAAGTATAGAAAGTATGTAAGCTATGGTCAATCAGCATTGATGTTTAATCATGGAGATGCTATTAAACCTGCAAAGCTTGCTGCATTGTTTCCAATAGAATATAGAGCAGGGTGGTCTTACCATGATAAGTTCTATATATTTACAGGAGACAAACACCATGAAGTGAGTCATGATTTCAATGGTATTAAATTTTACCAGATCCCAGCATTCTCAAATGCTAAGAGTCTATGGGATGATAAGAATGGTCACACAATGTCTAAAGCAGAAGTTACAGGATTCCTAATTGATTATGATGAAGGAATAACAAATATATTCAAACAGTATTTATAATGGCTACATTAAGAAAAATGGTCTCAGATGTTCGTGCAATGCACAAACTATTAACAACAGATAACCTTATCACTGATAGGGTTGTTGCGTCTGAGGTTAGAAACAATACATTTTTACTAGTAAAGAGAGAAACAAATCTCAGAAAGCTTTGGGCTACAGACACTGTATTCCAAACGCTTCCTTGTTTAGAGATGATAGAGGTTCCTATTTCTGATTGCTGTGAGTATGTTGATCCTTGTCAAGTGGCAAGAAGCAGATTCAAACTTCCTCGCATCAGTGAAGGAAACTATCAATATCTAATACAAGGTGTTTATTCTATCAACGCTATGGGTGGTAAAGGAAAAAGATTTAAAGAGATTACAATTAACAGATACTTAAATTTATTAAAGCTACCTATCATTAGAGCTGAACAATATTACTGGATAGCAAATGGAGGATATTTATACATTAATAATCCTAATTTGCACTCAGTGAGAATTTCTGCATTCTTTGAAGAAGATGTTCCTAATGAGATACTATACCCATCAGACTGTGCATGTGGCCCAACTCCTACAGTGAGCGATGAAGAATACTGTATGAATCCATTGGATAAGGAGTTTGGATGTCCTGGTTATTTAGAAAAGCAAGTATTAGAGTTAACTTCTCAAAAACTATTATCTACTTACTTTAGCATTAAGACTGACATGACATTTGATGGTATAGATGGTCAGGCTCCTAATGCTAAACCAACTAGTTAATGCGAACCAAGATTGACTGGAGAAGCTCCAGTAAAGAAAACTACAACAATTTCTGCAGAAAAAATCCCACCATAAAAGTTACATTTGATGAGTGGAGAAACATTATATATCAATATAATGAACATTTCAAAAACTACATTCTAGAAACAGGAGAGAAAGCAAGACTTCCTTTTGGCTTTGGTGAATTCTCTATCAATAAAAAGAAGAGAAAGAAGATGAAAACAGTTGATGGTAAGGAGATGGTTAACCTACCAGTTGATTGGCAAAAGACAAAACAAAAGGGTAAGATCATTTATAACTTTAACTTCCATACAGAAGGATTCTTCTTTGGTTGGATGTGGTTTAAAGAGTCTACAAGAATTCGTAACATCAACTTATGGTACTTCAAACCTTCTCGTTCTACTTCTAGATTGCTGTCACATTACATAAAAACAGATGACAAATACCAGCATTTGTATAGAGAATGGAAAAAATAAAATAACATAACATGGCATACTATTACAGATACAACTTTGTCTCTCCTGAGCCAATCTATTCAATTGTTAAAGAAGAGTTAAAATCTTACTTTGACACAGGAGCAGTTGATGATTTAATGTTCCCCACCTATTTAGACAAGTGTCTACAAAAGATGGGTAGATCAAGTTATGTCATTGCTGAACAGACATTAGATATTTCTGGATATGAGGCTAGACTTCCTGACAACTTCTTTGCTGTTAGAGAAGCTTGGATGTGTACAGAGATTCCTCAGCTTCCATATCAAACAGCTAACTCATTCTATTCTCAGGCAGCTAGCCAAACAACTATACAAGTCTCTCCTGTTATTAGTGGTGGAGTACCATGTACTAATCCACAATGTACAACAGGATGTCCTACGTGTATGCCTGATATCATCCAAGCTGTATATAAAACCAATCAACAGATAGCTAGAGGTATAAGAAAAGAGTATTTATTAAAACCAGGCAATATATCTTGCCAAGGTAAATGTGATGTAAGCTATACAGATGCTTGGCAGTTTTATACAAATGCACCCCCTGTGCACGAGTTCACTCCAGGAAGTGCTGGTTATGATAGCTTTGATATTAGAGATAACAAATTTGTTACCAACTTCAGCTGTGGTGTTGTTCATATGATTTTCTATGCTACAGACTATGATGCTACAGGTAATCAATTGATTCCTGATAACTATCGTATAAGAGAATACGTAGAAGCCTTTATTAAATATAAAGTTTTTGAAACCTTATCTAACCAAATCAATGATGAGACATTCAACCAAATACAAGCTAAGTTAGTTTACTATAAGCAACTTTCAGAAGAAGCCTTTATTATGGCTTACACTGAGATTAAGAAACAAGATGTATGGACTAAGCAAAGAAGAGTAAGAAATGATTTACAACGCTTTGCACAATATGAATTACCAAACAGAAGCTCAAGATATGGCAGATAACCAAGAAGGAATATCTAACATAAGACAAGAGTATAATCTTGGCAGAGTTGGACTAGATATGGATTCTTCTGTAAACCAAATACAGAAGGGTAAACTTTCTTATGCCCTAAATGGAGCATTAGAAAACTTTGATGCTAATTCTGTAAGTTATCAAAATGAGCCAAGTAATGAAGCTTGTTTAGAGTTTCCTGAAGGCTATCATTTAATTGGAACTCATTTCATTCAAGAGAAAAACAAACACATATTCTTTTTAGCTAATCCTGAAACAGGAGGAAGTGAAATTGGATATATGGATAACAATGATTGTGAATATCATACACTATGTACAGAATACCCTGATTTAGAAATCACTGTATGTGCTAACTCTGAATGCTTAAACTTTGATATAAACTATCCTATTCATAAGGCTGTACATAAGATTACAAACTGTACCACTGAGGTATATTGGACTGATGGATTAAATCCAAGAAGATATATAAACATTGAACAAGTTCCCTATATTTCAACTTATGTAGGTTCTTCAAGTTGTGATCCAATTGTCACTCCTGTACTTGACTGTAATAAGTTAAAAGTACAACCTAACTTCTCTATTCCTAGCATAGATATTACTGGAACAGCTGTAGGTGGAGATTTACAAGCAGGTACATATCAGTTTGCTGTTCAATATTGTAATGCTTCAGGAGATGGATACACATCCTATTATTCTGTAACCAATCCTACATCTATTGCAAATACAGAGATAACTACTCCTGATTTTCAATACTCTGTAGGAAAGTCTATATTATTAAGTATTGGTAATGTAGATATTACAGGATACTTCCAATATTTTAATTTAGCTGTTATTAAGACTATTAATAATGGTACCAGTGTAGAACTTGTAGGAACTTTTAAGATTCAAGACAAGATAACAACAGCCACTTATTCAGGTCAAAACCAAACACAAATACCTTTAAGTTTAGGTGACATATTAGAGAAGTTCCCTTATTATGATATTGCACAAGATGTTACAAGTGTGCAAGACTATATCGTTTGGGATAATCTTACTTCTGTTGATAGAATTAACTATCAATCAATTGCTAGTAAAATAACATTAGAATGGGAAACTTATAAGTTACCAGCAGGTAATAGCTATGCAGATCCTTTCTATACAGCTAATCTAAGAGGATATTTAAGAGATGAGATATATGCATTTGAGATAGTATTTTTATTAGATAATGGTAAACAAACAGATGGCTTCCATATTCCTGGTAGAGTTAAAAATGCTCAGGAGTTATCTCAGCCAGATGTAACAACAGCTAATGCAGATTACATAGGAGATGGAGCTCCTCAACCTTATTGGAAGATATATAACACTGCCACTGTATCCACTACATATCCTGTTTCTAGCACTGAAAATATAGGACAAGCATATCCATATCAATCTGGAGAATTTGCCTATTGGGAAGCTCAAGATGAAGAATATCCTTGTAATGTAGATGTATGGGGAGAACTTGCTGGTCAGAAAATTAGACATCACAAATTTCCTGATGTATTAGTTTCTCCTTACTTTGAGACTCCTCCTATTACATATTCAGGTGGTCAGATAGAACCAATCATGCAAACTTCTAATGCCATCTATCCAATAGGTGTAAAAATAGATGTACAACAGGTAGCGTTCTTAATTCAAACATCTACTTTAACAACTGAAGAAAAAGCTTCAATTGTTGGATTTAAAATAGTGAGAGGAAATAGAAGTGCAAACAAATCTATTATTGCTAAAGGTATATTGAGAAATGTAGGTAAGTACAATAGAGAAGGTACAAACTTTTACTATCCTAACTATCCATATAATGACCTTGCTAAAGATCCATTCTTACTTGAGAAGAGTAATTCTTACATGTCTCAATGTGATACTTTCCAAGTGACAGCTACAGTTGATGGTGCATTACAATATACAGATTGTTATACAGGCACTGTATCAAGTCAAAATTTTACTACAGCTACCACTGAAATATGTTCTCTTACACTTCCTGTTGTAAATACAGGAGCAGCTACATTTACAAACATTACATCTAGCACTTATATAATCTCTTCAACTTATAAATGTGTAACTTTTTCAGCACCTGTATTTAATTATTTAGATCCTATAACTGGAGCTTTACAAACTATCACTGTACCATTTAATACATCAGTGACAGTTAATTCAATAGGTGCTCCTACATTTGTATCAGGATGTGATCGTTTCACTATAGTGGAAAATAGTAAAGTAAATATTAATTGTTTTCCAAATAACTTAGATGGATTTAGTAGTATTGAATCTAAATATAGACAAGTATTTAATTCACCAGAAACTTCTTTTGGACAACCTACATTAGGTAATGTTCTTAAATTAGAAAGTGTATTGTTTGGTGGTGGAAGATCTCATTTTGTTGAGGTACAGAAGCATTCTATGTACAAGCTTCTTACCAGACAAACTCAAATAGATGCCTTAAACTCTAGCAAGAAGATTGCTGACCTAGGAGGATTTAGTGCTGTGGCATTCTTTACAGCATATCAAACTTACTTACAAATCTACCTAAATGGTATTAGTAGAAAGAACTTTGCACAATCATTTAACTCTGTCTCTAGCTATGACTATAGTGCAGATATTCCAAATGATCAAGGAGTTAAACAAAGACAACTTGATAAGTGTCAATATGTATTCCCAGGTGTACAGAATGTAGGTGATAATCATGATCTTAATAACTTTAATAGAGAGTCTTCAATATATACTAAAACTATTGAAGCTAGATCAGGAGTAGTTGTAAATCCTCTACCATTCCCTAATCAAACTCCTTCTTTATACATAGCAGGTGTAAGTCAGATATCTGATGATTCAAGATTTACTATTTCTCAAGCAAATAACTGTAGTGCTCCTGAACAGCAAGAAGATATAAAAGTTGTATCTTATTATGCTTCAATAAAGGCTATTAATAATAATCAATGGGGACAAATATATTCTTATCAAACAATTGATACAGGATTCCAAAGAATATTTAGTTCTCTTCCAGCCACTGAAGTAATATTTGGTGGTGATACATATATTGGTAAGTTTGGATTCAAAACTAAGCTTCCTTTCTTTATTGATAATAGAGTGGGAGCTCCTGATGATAGTGACATTTACTATGATGAGTTAGGTAATGTAGCCTATCCACAATATTGGTATTCTGCTAGATCTGAATTATCTGATTACTTTGTAGGTGGTACTTTAATGAAGAATATCATTTCTACCAAAGCTCATTATTTAGACTGTCCTAATGATTATATAGTGGATAATATTAGTACAACTACCACTACCTCTTCTACAACTCCTGCTCCAGGTACTGTATTAGCTGGTTCACAAAACTATATCTATGATGGTAAGATGTATCTATTTGCTTATGGTATTCCTTATTTCTATGTAGAGAGTTCTATTAATGTAGACTTACGTCAGGCATTTAATAACCTAGAGGGTGATTTCTACCCACACGTGAGCTCAGGTATTCCTGATACTTGGTTCCAAGAAAGCAGAGTTCCTATTGCACTTGATAACACCTACTATTACAATACCACTTTCTCTAAACAAAACACAGAGAACTTTTTCTCTCATTTACCTTCAGACTGGATAAAGCAACTTTGCTTTACATACTTCCCATTCAGAGCTATATACTCTGATCCACAAGAAAGTTATTCTGATAATAGAATTAACAATTGGTTGATATATCGTCCAATAAGTTTCTTTGACTTCCCTCAGAACTATGGTAAGTTAGTATCACTAGATGGTATACAGAATAAAGCTACCCTAGCTAGATTTGAAAACAAGTCATTGCTTTATGGTAACTTATTGACAATGAACACAAGTAATCCTCAGGCAGCTTTCTTAGGTAACCCTACATTGTTCACATCAGCTCCTGCAATTGATTATGCTGAAACTGACTTAGGTTATGTAGGATCTCAAAACAAGTTCTTACTTAAGATACCTAATGGACAAATAACAATAGATGCTAAGAGAGGTCAAGTATTTATGATAGCTAATGCTACCCAAGCAATAGACATCTCAGGATTTGGTAGTGGTTTAAACAGATTCTTTACAGACCATTTAGCATTTGAAATATTAAGATACTTCCCTACAGCAAACACAGATAATCATTTCAATGGCCTTGGTTTACATGGTGTATTCGACAGCAAGTTTGAAAGAATAATCATAACTAAGTTAGATTATATTCCTCAACCTACTAAGCAAATATACTATGATGAAGCTTTACAGAAGTTTTATATAAATCAACCAGTGGCTGGTAATACGTCAGTTAAAAGATATGTAAACCTAACAGATGTAGAATACTTCTGTAATAAGTCATGGACTGTATCATTTAACTTAAACACTAAAGCTTGGGTAAGTTTCCACACGTACATACCTAATTTCTACATAGGAGAAAACAACTTCTTCTATTCTGGATTAAATGAAGGATGTGAATTATCAGCAGTAGCTGTTACAGAGATAGCTTCTCCAACTACTACAACTACTACTACACCAGTTCCATTAGAGTGTGCTTTAAATGGTACAGCTACATATGTTCCACCACCAACCACTACTACTACTACAAGTTCAAGTACAAGTACAACTACAAGTACAAGCACAAGTACCACTAGTACCACTAGTACCACCACTACAACTTATTGTCAATCAATTGGTGCAGGGGCTGGTTGTTTTAATTGGGACTTTACAGCAGGTGCAACAGGTGCAATAGTACAGTGGACAGATTGTAATGGTAATAATCAAAGTTCAGTATTAAATGAAGGTGAATCAGGAAGTGCATGTTTATGTGATGGTTATTCACCTAATGTTTTAGAAGGCAGTTTAGCTATTATAAGTCAAGTTGGTCAATGTGGTGATATAACAACTACTACAAGTACTAGTACAACACAATATGAATGGACAACTCTAACATATGGTTTTAATGCAGTTGATCCAAACCAAGCTTGTGATAATTGGGAACTTAATGTGCATACAACTGTATATGTATTAGTAGTTGAAGTTCCTATTGGATTAGGAGATCATTTATATACTACAACTAGTGTTGCAAATCCTGCTCCTGCTGGGTTCTATGCTAGACCATGTAGCTTGGGAATATGTACTTATGAAGTAACAGGATTTTATGGTGAAATAACAGGTGTAGCTGAATGTGGAACATTAACTACAACCACTACTACTACATTACCACCAGCACCTACATATGTAGCTATTGATGCAAGTGCTATTGGTTATAATGAAACAGATGCTGCTAACACTGGTATTTGTTGTATACAAAAGTTAATATATGTAGATAGTTTTGGTGCATTTATATTTTCAGAACTTCCAATAGTTCCTGTACCATCAGGATATACCTTAGTGACTCAATTCTGGGTAGATGATAATGGTGTTCCATATTTTGACAATGCGTCAGTTATGTATGTAGATCAGTTTTTAACTATACCTGCTCCTGCTGGTTACTATGGAGGTGCAGCTAATGGATATAGAAGAATTCAAGGATCAGTTGGTTTATTTTCAACACCAGTAACATCTTGTGCTGGAGTACCATGTCTTTAAAAAATAATAAATGGCTAAAACAGTAATAATAAGATTAACGTGTTCAGGTGGTAGAACTGGACCCTTTGATATCTCTGATAACTTAGGGACTGTCTTGGGCACTGATATAACCAAACAAAATCTTATTGATGGGTATACTGTTAGTGTGGATAATTCTGTCACTACAATTACTATAACATCTACAGGTAAATGCCATACAGTTTTACAAGTTACTATTGGCACTGCCACTATAGAACAACTTGCTGCATTGCCTTACACAGAATGTAATACAGGTTCTTTATGGAGACACTTAACTGATGTAGTTAACTACAATAAATACTATGGTAACGTAGAACCTTACATAATAGAGTATCCATTTGCTTATCAAACCTATGATGAGATTCTTCAGAATATAAAAGACTACAGTAAGGTGTTTAACTACTTACCTATTGTTGATGGTGTGTTTAATGATAATGCTCAGATAAGTGTTGATAATCAATGGTTTAACAAAGCTGTTCTTTACAATAGTCAACAGTCTACAGGTGTGTTAGAATTGGTACCAAAGCCAATGCACAACCTACAACAATACTTAACCTACCCAATCTATAATACTGAAAGTAAAACTATCACTTATACTAAGTCAGATAATTTCTATCAATATAATACTTTCTGGGGATTAATTAAAAATAAAGCATTACCTTTATTTACAACAAGTTGTGAATCTTTATCAATAGATAAGGTTGTAAATCAAGTGAATATGGATTATGGAAAAAGATCATTTAAGAAAGAACCACTAAGAGCTAAAGATCTTAAGGTGAGACACATCTTAGATAACAGTTCTACAGCTCACATTGTTTCTCAATTCATTGTTGCACCATCAATGATTAGTTATAAATAATTACAAGTAATGGCAAATTGGTTAGACAAATATGAACAAGGTGGCTTAGTCTTAAAGAAAAAGACTAAGGATAACTATGGCAAACAAAGTAACTACAATGATGCAAAAGCATCTGTAGGTCCAGACTTTGTAGGACTTGGATATAATACCAAGGGTAGGGACTATTCTCCTGCATGGGGTGGACGATTTGCTATGGGTGGTGCTTTACCAGGTGCTGTAGGATTCACATACGCACGCACAGCTGGCTCAGCTCCTGCTAATGGTAAGTATACTAAGAAGACAAAAGCAAGTGCTCAGAATGGCTCTGTAATCAAAGATGACAGAGGTCAATGGGCTTACCCAGGTGAGATAACAGAGATCAATTCTAATGACATCACTATGCAGGGAGTTGACTATCCTGTACTTGGTGTATCTGATACAGGTGATACAAAGATGATGTATCCTGATCAAGATTATAAATTTGATGGTGAGAAGGTTACAGAATATCCAATGATGCAAGAAGGTGGTTGGTTAGATAAGTTTCAAGATGGTGGGGATATTAACAAAAAACTAAAGAAAGAAGCTGAAGAAACCATAGCTAGAAGAAATGCTAATAGACCTACAATGTCTCAATACACTCCTAAACCAGGAGAACAAGCTAAGTTTGATAAACAGAAGTTACAAAGAATAGCTGAAGATAATGCTCCACTAAATAGAATGGCTGCTAGTCAAGGTGCTGAAAATATGCAGGATGCTATAGAAGCAGCAATGATAATGGAAGGTGGATTGGCAGCAAGTAAGCTTGTTGGTAAAGGTGCTAAAGCTGCAGGTAAATATCTTACAGAAGAAACAGCTTTAAAGAATGCTTATAAGTTAAATCCTTTGGCATTCAAAGCAAATCCTGAAGCTTATTATAGAATGTTAGGTAAAGAAGGATATGAAGATATTTTAGAAAGTGGTGCTATTAGAGCTAATCCAGGAAAAGGTGGATTAAAATCTCAAGAATTTAATGATGTTTATTTTAGTATGAAACATCCTTGGGATGGTAGAAATTATGGATATGTTACAAAATCTGGTGAACCTATAGGAGGAATTGGTTATAAGGGACCTTACATGGCAGAACTAACAGGTCAAGAATTAAACCATCCTATATCTTCATTTCCAACAACAAATATGGCTCAATCTAAAGTACCAATATCTATAGAAAATTCAGGAATTAAACTTTACAAACAAGATTGGTTAAAAGGATATAAAGAAGTTCCTAAACCAACTAGTACACAACAAGTTACAAGAGGACCTATCAATTGGTGGGATGACCCTAAATATAAAAAAGAAAATCCAAACTTTAATCCTGAAACATATTTAAATAATCCTATAGGTAATCCAAATGCTTCAAGAGATATTCCTAAAGGAATGGAACCTAGATTATCTAAAGATAAAAATGGTGGCTGGTTAAACAAATATAAATAAATCATACAATAGTATAATATGAAAGACCAAATGTTAAAGATGGCTAAAGTTAAATCTGAGAAGGAATTCTACAAGAAATATCCATCAGAGAAAGCATTTATGAAAGCTCATGGTAAAGCATTTAAGAAAGCTGCTATGGGTAGTAAAATGGTTAATGATCAATTACATCAGTTAACTGACTTTGGTAATCCTCCTATTGCTCAATATGGTAGTTCAGTTAATCCTAATACAGGAATGTTTCAAATGCCTATGAGTGGAAAGTCTGTAAGTCAGTATGATACAATGGCTGCAGGTTATGGAGCAACTCCTCCTCCTGAAGGATTTGGTAGTGCAAAAGCTGCTGGTGGTGGATTTGATGCAGCAGGTGCAGCTATGGCTGGTCTTAATGCTATACCAGCAATTATAGGTGGTGCACAAGCAATAGGTCAACAAAAGAAAAATATCAAGAAGGCTAATCAATCAGCTCAACTAGCAGGACTTGCTAGCCAAGCTGCTACTACAAGAGAAAAAGTTGAGCGTAAGTATGTAAGACCTGAAGATTCTTTAGTACAACCTGGACAATTAGGTAATCCCTATGGTACAGGTACAAACTATTTAGCAGCTCAGAATGGTACAATGATTGGTGGCAATCCTACAGAGATTCAAAATACATACAATCCTGGTGATATTTATACAGATGGTGGATATGAACCAATTGAATCTAAGAATATAAAACAATACAAGAAAGGTGGTAAGATGCCCAAAGCAGAGTTTGGAGAGTACTTCCAAGATTCTGGTCAAGCACAAATTGGTGGTGCTGCAGGTGAAGCTATAGGTACTATGTTAGGTGGTCCTCTTGGTGGTATGGCTGGTAAAATAATAGGTCAAGTTGGAGGTAACTTATTAGGTGGTGCTAAAGATGCTAGAGAATTAAAAAAGTATCAAGATCAATCTGCTCTTAATAGTCAACAAGCAGCATGGCAAAATCAATTGCAAAGTGGTCAGTTTAGTAAGTCTATGGAACATGGTGGATATATGAATCCTGAATACAATCCACAAGTGATTGCTAAGTTTGGTGAATACAATGTTAAAGATTTGTTAAAGCCTCCTTATGATGCAGATATGTTAAGAAGTGGTGGTCATCTTGCACAAGTACCTTACACTCCTCCTAGTGCGTCAGCATTATACACTGGTAGACCAGATATGCCTAAAGCTTTTGCAGGATTAGCCATGGGTATGTTAAACAAAGGTATAATAGATACAGTTCAAAATAGTAAACAGGCTAATAAATTAAAAAGTGCAGTAACTAGTGGAATGTTTGACAATGGTGGACGTATGACATCTACTAATATGATGTTTGATACAGACAAATATCCTAGAGCTAAAAATGGTAAAGCATCAGATATGAATGGTGACTTAGAAGTAATTGAAGGTGGTAAAGCAGAAACTATTTCTTATAATCCTTTCTTACCAGATGGTGGTGAGACAGTTATGTTCAAAGGTAGATCACATGATAATGGTGGTATCCCTATTAACTTTGGTGAGAATGGTGTAGAAGTTGAAGGTGGTGAACCAGCAGTTAAGTTAAAAGATGGTGGACGTGATAGCAGCATGGTGGTATTTGGTAATATGAAATTATCACAAATGGCTGCTGATGAGTTTGGTATAGCAGATGCAAAAGGTAAGAAGTTTAAACATGTTGCTACAGATATAAGCAATGTAGAAAAGAAACAAAATAAGCTAATAGAAAAAGCTACAGAAAGAGCTGATATGACTACAGGAAATAGTGGGTTTGATCAATTGAAAATGAATACAAGTCAAGCTCAACTTATGGGAGCCAACATGAAATTAAGAAGTGCAGCTATTTTAAAACAAAACTTAGCAGCTGTTCAGAATGCTATTCTTGATACAGCTAGTGAGTTAGGTGTTAAAAGTGATGAGTTAGCACAAGGCAAATTAGTAAAAGAAAAAGATCCTCGTATGATAGCACAAAAAGGAACTAATGTTCCATATAGTGGTACACCATTTTCAGATGCTCCTGATTTATATCCTGGCCCTACAGGAAGAGATATTGTAAACAATGTTGTGTCTTCAGCATTAAGTGGAGTTCCTACAAGAGATGAATATACTCAAATACCTTATCAACCAGGATATAGTTCAATGAATACAACTCTTCCTACAGTTACAGTGACTGGTGATAAGTTAAGTACAAGTAATAACTTACTTCCTGATGTAGCTGAAGAAGCTGCAGACAAAGGAAAAGGTTTTGATTGGAAAGGGTTAGGTCAAATGGCTTTGTCAAACATTGCTCCATTCTTAAGACCTAGAACTAAATTAGGTCTTGACCCTGAAGAGATATATCCTGAATATTATGCAATGGCTACCAATCAGTTAGAACCTGTACAGGCTCAAACCTTCCAGCCAATGTTAGATACTCCATATGACATTTCTTTTAATGATCAGATTAATGCTATTGACTCTCAGTCTAGAGCTGCCATCAGAGCTGCAGGTTCAAATCCAGCAGCCCAAGCACAGATTATGGCTCAGTCATTAGAAGCTAAGAACAGAGTATTGGGAGAACAAAGCAGAGTCAATCAAGCTAACAAGATGAGTACTTACAATAGAAACAGAGCTTTGTTAAATGATGCTCAGTTGAAAAACTTACAAATCCTTGATCAACAATACGTTAGACAGGCCCAAGCTAAATCTAACACTAGAGCTCAAGCTCTTGAAGCTCTTAAATCTATTGCTAATAAAACTGCTCAGAACAAGCTTGAGAATCAAACACTTAACGTTTATGAGAACATGTACAACTACAGATTCTCTCCAAGTGGTGTAGCTTACAACACTAATGCTCCTGCTCAGTTTAATATACCTGAAGGAGTTGGCATAGAAGGTTTATCAAACTTAGATAAAAGTAAAATAAAAGACCTATATGAGAGAATTGTTAGTAGAGATAAAACTGGCAATATTACAGGAAGTAAGGAAAGAACCAGAACTTCTAAGACAAGCAGAAATGGTTCTATTGTTCAAGCTTTAAAAAATCTATAACTAATTAAGTTATAGTGATTTACCAAAAAATGTTATTACTCTTGGTAATTCTAATATTTTAAATTAATTTTGTATTATGGCATCGTTTACAGATCAAATATCAACCTTTAACCCATACGTATCAAAGGCCCCTTTGATAGAAGCAATGGTCACTGTTGGCACTCAAAAGCAACAACAGTATGACCAAGGTGTGCAAAAAATTCAGGGATATGTAGATAATATTGCTGGCATGGACGTTGTCAATGATGCTGACAAAAAGTATCTACAGTCCAAGCTAAATGACTTGGGTAGTAGATTAAAGACTGTTGCAGCAGGAGACTTCTCTAATCAGCAATTAGTTAACTCTGTGGGAGGTATGGCTACTCAAGTTATCAAAGACCCTACAGTTCAGAATGCTGTATACTCTACAGCCAATTATAGAAAAGAACTATCTAAGTTACAAAAGGATGTAGATGAAGGTAAGTCAAGTCCAGCTAATGTTGATTATTTCAATAAGAAAGCTAACAGTTGGTTGTCTTCTGATAAAGCTGGTCAAAAGTTTTCAGCAGGTTATATCCCTTATTTTGATGTACAGAAGTTTGCTAAAGAAACATTTGATTCTATAAAGCCTGATAATTTTACAACAGATATGGTTTATGAAACAGATGCAAATGGTAATATAAAAGTTGATGAAAAAGGTAAACCTATCTATTCTCCAGTGATGAAAAGACTAGAGCAGGAAGGTAGATTTCCAGAGAAGGTAAAACAAACTATAGAACAAATCTTTTCTGATAGTAGAGTGAGTCAGCAATTAGATATATCAGGTCAATATGAATATAGAGGTTATTCTCCAGAGATGCTAACTCAAAAAATCAACTTACAAAAAGAAAACATTATTTCTAAGTATGATAATGCAATTGAGGAATTAGCTTTACAAAAAGGTACAGGTAAGAATGTCCAAGCTCAAATAGATCAACTTGAATTAAAGAAGAATAATGTAAGAAGTCAATATGATGAAATAGTTTCTGTAGCTCAGGATAATCCAGATGCTGTCAGATCTTTATTATATAAGGATGATGTTAAAAGTAGATTCACCACAATGTTTGGTGAGATGAAAACTAAGGAACTATCAATGGCCAATCCAGGTGCTGAATATAATTTTAAACTTCAACAAGAAGCTCAAGATCAAAGAAACTTTGTTACTGAGATGAACTTTAAAATGACATCATTAAAAACAAGTGTTGAGGAGAAGGCAAAGGATAGAGCTTTACAAGTTCTTCTTAGTAAATCAAAAGGTGGTAAAGGTACAAGAGTGAGTAGTGATGGAACTGTTATTACAGATGATGGATTTGAAGAAGCTGATAAACCAGGAGATCGTGATATAGTTTATGGCTTTGAATCAGAGTTAGGTGATGCTGCAAATAACTATATAAATGCATCTGATAACTTTATTTGGAGTGCAGCTCTATCTAAAGTACCTGCAAATCAAGCTACTTATAATTCAATGTTAGCAAATGGTCGTAATCCAGATGAAGCTATTAAAACTATAATTGATACTTTAGCAGCTAAAACTAAAGAAACTCCTGAAGCGTTTAGAGCTAGGTTTGGTAACAAAACTGACATTGCTTATAATAATATGAATGCTAAAGAAAGGGAGAACAATCCTGATCTTCAAGATGCATATGAATTATATAAAGCTACAAAGACAAACTACAGTGTATTGAATGCTGTAAAATCAAAAGCTCTTCAAGATGCACAAGCTAAGTCACCTAATAAAAATGTAAGTCAAGAGTTTTTATTAGATGGTATAAAATCTGTAGGTGGTATTGTTAATGGTAAACCAGTTGTAGCCACTCCAGATGATCTTTATGATATAGCAGTTTATTTAAAAGGTAACTCTTCTTCACTTGGTTTCTTAAATGATAAAACTGCAAGAGAAGCAGCAAAGAGAGCTGAGACTAGATTAAATGAAAAAGGTAAAGGTGATTTACTTTCTCTTGCGTTGTTACAATATGGAGATGCTCCTGATTTAGCAACTGGTCTTACAAGATCTGCAAAGATGTATGGTAACATAGCAGTTAACTCACTTGGTGGAATACCAGGAGTTCCAGGAGTTGGTGCAATACCAAAAATTGATTTGTCTCAAGTAAATAAGATAGTTAATAAATTTGGAGATGATTATGGTTCAACATTAAAATTACAAGCAGAGGCTCTTAAAAAGTATTATTATGAAAGACCAAGTCTTAAGAAAGGATTGATAACTGGAGATGCTGGTGATGATAAAGTTACAGTGGATAATTTAGTAAGATTTGCTGGTGATTATAATACAAAGGGAAAAAACTCTTCTGCTGACTTTAATGGGTTTGTTAGCAACGTTGGTGGTAAAGATGTTACTTATGAAGCACAAATTAGTCCAATGTCAGGAGACAAACCTATGGTAGAAATTGTAGCATATGGTGGAGATGGTGTGAGTAGATTAGGAGGTATGGTTATATCTCAAAATGAAGCAACTAGACTTAACATTGACTATTCTACTTTATTTGAACCACAAGATATTACAAATCTTAAAATGTATATTCAAGCAACTGGTGATAAAACTTCTATTGGTGATCCTAAAGAAAAGCAAACATACTTAAGTGGTGATGCTTACTTTGAAAAAAATAGTTTTAAAAATTTAAGTAAGAACAGTGTGTATGATGCAAAAGCTAACATCTCATATAAAAATGGATTGTACTATCCACACATTTTTGTTACTGATGGTGTAAACTCAGGTATAAAGAACTTACCTGGTATGCCAGATATAAGAACAATTATCAATGGATTTAATGGTGTAAATCCACAGTTTATCCAAGCTCTCTTAACTCAACAATAATATAAATGGAAGATAATACATTAGATACATTTGGACCAAAGCCAAAGATTGTCAACCTTGGTGGTACAATTGAAGGTTTTCCAACTACACCTGTACTTGGTGATGGGGGTGCTGTAAAGACAGCTAAACTACCTACTCCTTCTGTAACTGATTTATTTTTACAAGCTGCTTATGCAGGTGATAAACCAAAGGGTAGAGAAGCTATTCCATCAGCAAATATTTATAGTGGTGAGAGATATGCTGCTGTTAGATCTGGTGAAAACCTTGAAGAGATGTATGGTCAACAACAGTCTAGTGTAGATAAGTTTAAGAATGGTGCTATTAAAATGGCAGGCACTGCTGCAGCTTCTTTTGTTGCTGGTACTGCTGGATTTTTATATGGTGCTGGTTCTGCTATAAAGAATGGTAAGTTTTCTAATCTCTATAATAATGATGTTACTAGAGACATGGATAAAACGTTTATTACAGGATTGGAAGATGTTGCTCCTAACTATTACACAGCTAAAGAAAGAGATGCTGATTGGTGGTCTCCTGATAATATATGGACTGCTAACTTCTTCTCAGACAAGTTGATAAAAAACTTAGGATATACAGTGGGTGCTATAGGGGGTGGTGTGGCTTGGACTAAGTTACTAAATGTAATGGGTAAGACAAATACTCTTGTTAGAGCAGGTCGTGGACTAGAAGCAGTTACTGCTGCTGAGGAAGCAATGGTAGCTGTACCAAAGGTAAATCAATTTGCTGCATTTGATGGTGCAGTTAATTCTGTAGCACAGAAATATTTAAAGACTCCTGTAGCTAAAATACTAAGTGACCCTGATAGAATCATTGCTTCTACAATGGGTACGTTTGGTGAAGCTTCCTTGGAGGCTTTACAAAATACAAATGACTTTAGACAAAAGGCAATAGAACAATATGTTCAAAAATATGGTAAGAATCCTACAGGTGCTGACTTAGATGAGATTGATGATTACTCAAACAATGTTGGTAACTTCACTTGGGGAATGAATACTTTATTATTAACTGGTACAAACTATATTCAACTTCCAAAGATATTAGGTTCTTCTAACAGAGCTGATAAGTTGTTACTTAATCAGATTGAAAAGAAAGGACAAGGTGCTGCTTTCACAGAAGTGGTTCCCTCTACTAAGTTTGGAAAAGTGTTACAAAGATCAAAGGATGTTTCTAAACTATTCTTTGCTCCTACAGAAGCATTTGAAGAAGGTGCACAGTTTGCCATCCAAGTAGGTACAAATGATTACTTCAACAGAGCCTTTAGAAACAGACAAGGAACTCAAGACTTCTTAACTAGCTTAAGTGGTGTTATGGGTAACGTACTTGGTAAGGGTGTAGATGATGCCATCTCTACTAAAGAAGGTTTAGAGAGCATCTTAATTGGTGGCTTGTCTGGTGGATTACAACAGGCAAGAGGAACTATTAGAGAACAAGGACTATTAGGTACAGGTGGTCAAAGAAGAGCTAATACAGATATAGCTCTAGGTGCTTTGAATCAAAGCAATATTGAAAATGTACTTGGAGACTATGCTAGATATATTGGTATTGGTATTGGTTCTCAAAAGGCTAGACAACAAGCTATTGTAAATAATGATAAGGTTTCAGAGAAAGATTTTGAGAATGACTTTACTCTATCTTACATTATGCCAAGAGTTAAATATGGTAAGGTGGGATCTGTTGGAGAAGAGTTATCTTATTATTCTCAACAGTCATCTACAGAAGAAGGATTCCAAGAGTTAATTACAAATGGTATTGTAAATGCTGGTGAAACTAGAGAAGACTTCTTAAAGAGACTTACAAACATTACAAGGATTACTAAAAATATTGATGACCTATATGATTCATTGGGTAGAAAGTATGGTAATCAACCTGGCTATACATCAGAGATCTTAGATAAAATGGTGTATTCTTTAGCTAAGGTGGGTAGTTATGACTTACGTATTCCTGAGGTAAATAATCTATTGTTCACAGCAGGGGTTAATACACAAGACATATTACAAAGTATCATTAAAGAAAACAAACCTAATAAAGAAGCTGTACAAGAATCATTGAAACAAATCAATGAGATGGATGTAACTTCTGAGACTAAAGATGACTTGAAGACAGCATTGTCTGATATCATTGAATTAGGTTTACGTAGAAAGTTATTCATTGATGAATATGATGCTATTAAATCTAAACCTACAGACTTTCAGTTTAAGCCTGACGTAGAGTTTGGTGCTACAGGAGAAGTGCCTGTAACAGTGATAGAAGAAGAAGAAGATGTAACATCAGAAGGAGAGTTCTTTCCTATACAAACAGAAAGAAAACTAGAGGTTGGTAAGGAGTACTTCTTAAAACAACCTGTTAGAAAGCAAGACAATACACTTACATTAGCTCCTAAGATTAAAGTGTTATCTCAAACATTGGGTGGTGAATATGAAGTGCAGTTACCTAGAGGTGATGTGCGTTTCTTAACTCCTGAAGATTTTGCAACAATAGACTTAGCAGATGAGGGTGCAGCGTCACCAGAGTTGAAAGACATCATGGATGCTGCTATTGATAATGTATTATCTACTCCTGAGTTTGCAGGTGTTACACTTCCTGAGGGAGAAGATAAGTTAGTGTATATTAACTCTTTAGACAATGCACAATTAATTGATGCTGTTGAGACTGAGTTCAATACACTTTCAGAAACATATTTGAAAGAACAAGCTGATCTTCAAGCTAATAGAGAGAAGATGAATGCTGTAGCAGATAAGATTAAGTCTGCACAAACTGATATTGCTGCTACATCTGGAGTTGTCCCAACAGGCAACAATGATGAAGACTTAATGAATACACCTAGTCCTAAGGAGACTCCTAAGAAAGATGCAAGTATATTGTTTACCTCTTCTACGTCTGCCTCTGTTGACTGGGAGAAAGTATTAGCTCCTAACATTACACGTTACAATGAGTTTATAAACAAGGTAAAGACCTTTAAGAATAAGAAGAATATCAAAGCTATTGTTGTCACTCAGAAACAAGAAGCTGCATTAGGACTAGCAGGTCTTGGTGAACTATCTTTTAGAGAAGGTAACTTTGATACAGCCTTATTGAATGATCCTATTTATGGTTTCATTGGTCTTGTGTTTGTAGAAGATAAGAAAGGAGAAAGACAATTTGTAGATAAGAATGGCAATCCTATTGGTAAGGTGGGTGAGCAAGTGGAATTAAACAAGGTGGTGTTTACAGGTATGCCTGCTGCTAAACTAGACAATAGTAAAGGTGAACCTAGAAACAGAGCTGGTCAAGAAGAACAAGCTGCATTAGAGTTAGCTGCATACGAAGTATATCGTAAAGACTTAAGAGAGGCTGCTGAAGAAGAGTATCCAATATTTAACTTTACTCCATCTAGAGGTATTGCTAATACAGATGATGTTAAAAAGTCTGTAGGTGGTGTTCTTATTCCTGAGAATCAGATTGCTACACAACAAGTCTTAACTGTTGTGACTAAAGAAGGTATTGACCATATAGATGGTATAACTTATAAATTTCCTAATGGCAGACCTGTATTCCAAAACCAAGACACATTAGAATATTTAAACAATTCTAACTTAACTAAAGACCAAGCAAGTGCAGTTTATAATGTACTCAAAGCTATGTCTAATGAAGCTAAGCAACAAATTGCTGCTAAGAAGCCAGTTAAGTTTAATGAGATATATAAAAGATTTTTACAAGGAGTTACATTCTATACTAATGCAGATGCTGTAGCAAAAGGTGTAGGCGAAGGAAGTGGCAATCGTATTTATATAGAGGGATCTATATTGCACATTGGAAGCAACACATATGACTTTGCTAATATAGAAAAGCAAGAGATTCCTATTATAAGTGATTTACAAGGAGTGTTCCATAATGTAAATAGCTTCACAGTTAACTTAGGACTAGGTGAACCTTTTATAGAATTCTATGTAGATGCTGCTGGTAAGTTAGCACAAAGAAGCTGGAAGAACTATCAGTCTTATTTGTTAGCAAGTAAGAATCCTGATGGATCTGGACGTATAGCTCCTTTAACAACCACTGTGGCTAAACCTACAGAGGCTGTTCCTTACACACACAAACAAAAGTATATTATTCTAAATGGCTTAGAGCTTCCAAAACAATCTGTAGCTAAACCTGCAGAAGCTGGAGTGGAGACTTATAAGTCTAATGTAGGAGCTATTACATATAAAGTTACAACAGACAGTAAAGGTGACTTCACTGTAGAGTTAGTTGGTGAGAATCCAAACATTCAGAAGATTGTAGATAACCCACAATTAATGGCTGTTGCTACACAACAACTTAAAGACCTAGGTAAGTATGATGAGTTAGATCAACCTATTGAGACTGCTGCTAAGTTTGCTGTTGAGTTCATTACAGCTAAGCTTGTTAAAGATAGAGTAGAAGTAGCTCCTGTTGAAGAGAAAGCTGAACAAGCAGAACAACCTAAGAACATTAATATTGGTGATGCTGAATATAGAAGAATAGGTAGAACAGATGTAGATAGAATAAGTGATGCTGAGCTTGCATTGTTTAAAGAATGGCATGCTAAGAATGCTAAGAACATTCCTTATCAAGTGTTAGAGAATGTTATTAAGATTAATAACACAGAGAAAGCATGGGGAGCATTTGAGAATGGTGTAGCTAAGTTTTTTAAGGGAGCTCAGAGAGGTACAGAATACCATGAGATATTTGAAGGTATCTGGAAAGGGTTTTTATCTCAAGGAGAGCAACAATCTATCCTTGATGAGTTCAAAGCTCAAACAGGTTCTTTCTTAGACAGAGAGTCTGGTAGAAGAATAGATTATGCTAATGCTACAGATCAACAAGCTAAGGAAAGAATAGCTGATGACTTTGCTGAGTTTAGACTTGGTAAGTTACCTGCTAGAAACCTTACAGAAAAGATTAAGAACTTCTTCAAAGCTATTATGGACTTCTTCAAATCATTTGTAAATAAACCTACATTGAAAGAAGACTTATTCAAAGCTATAAATACAGGTGAGTTTGCAGATAGAACACTTCCTGAAACTGTTAAGAATCAAGCTGCTGAGTATAGAAAGATTGAAGGTGTAAATGCTAAACAAACTAATGAGTTTGTACAAGACATTACAGCTAGAGTGTTTGGTGAGATATTTGCCAACAATAGCTCTTTGTTTAATATAGAAGATATTACAGCTTTTGATTTATTTAATAGAATCAGAGAAAAATATATACAGAACAATGTTATTGGTGACAACCCAGTAACACAAATCTCTGAGAATCAATACGCTAAGTTAGTTGAAAGAACTAAAGAGTTCTTGAAGACATACAGAATTGAGTTTGATGAAGATAGTAGAGTTACAGTTAATGATGATGGAGCTAATAGAAAGGACTATGCTGCTGAAGCGTTCACTGTTAATTTCAAGAAGTCTTCTCCATATGCTGTTAAGTTATTGATTGGTACTTTGATTAAGACAAAAGGTTTGAGTCGTGAAGCTGATACATCTAGTATTGGTGGACTTAAGTTATTGCCTTTTAATCAAGCGTTTACAACTTTAATGAATAGACTTTCTAACACAAGAAGTATCCCTGAGTTTGTATCTAAGCTACATGAATTAGCTAAAGAAAACAGTGACTATATTAGATTGTTTGAACGTTTAGGTGGTAACCTAACCACTGGTAAGATTGACTTTAATTCTTACAAACCTCATGACATTAGATTGTTTACTAACTTCTATCAGGTGTTTACAAAACAAAGACCTGATGCGTTAGCTATGTTCATGGATGGTAATAATGTATACACTGCTCCTGCTAATCAAGCTTCTGCTATTGCTGCAACAAGATCTGAGTGGATAGAGAACATGAAGACTAAGGCTGAACAGCCTGGTTCTATCATTAGCTTTAATGGAAAAGTATATAAAGTTAAGAAAGAGGATTATAATATTAAGCTTCCACAAGATAAGATAGAGTTCTTAGCACAGTTGGGTATAGAGTTTCCAATGGCTGTGTACAATAAGGTGAAGAACAAGAAAGCTTTTGGTGATGCTGTAAGTGGTATTAAGATAGGTCTTAGTAAGACAGATGAGTTGATGAGCTTTGGTGGTAGAAAGCTTGGTATTCGTACACAGTTAAATGAGCTGGCTAAGTTATATACAGTTGCTGCTTCTCCTGCAGAAGACAGCACATACTTTGGTGTAGATGGTAATAGAATACAATCTGACACAGATGCAAACTATCCTTCTTTATTAGAATACGTATTTAACTCTTCTGACACGTTAAAAGAATTGAAGCAGAACATGCCTCAGTTAAATGATGTATTCTCTATAAACAGCCAAGTGTTAAAACTAGGTGGTAACTTCTTTGATAAAGAAGGTAATAGAATTGCTGAGATTAAGTTACAATACATACAGGGAGTTAAGGATGTTGTAGACAATGAAGGAAAGACAACATCTTCTCTAAGCATAGGCGATAGGTACATTACAGAAATGAACCAAAACCTAGATGGTAGATATTATGTATTAATCCCTGCAGATAGTTCTAGAGAGTGGATGATGAACTTAGGTAATACAATTGCCTATACAGACGTAGCTGCTGGTAATGCAGATAAGCTATTCACTGATACATTCTTAGGATATTTAAAGGATGAGATTAAGTTAGCTCAAGATAGCACTAACAGAGCTAAGCTTAGAAACGTAGGAGATAAAGCTACAGAGCTTAGATTCTTAAAGGATATGCTTCCTGCTAACTTGTTAAAGAAGATAAATACTCTTATTGAGAAGAGAGCATCAGAAGCAGAGATTAATAATTTCATTGCTAAGAATCGTAAGGATAAAGAGGAACAACCAGGTTTAGATTCAAGCATTCTAAAATCATTAAATGACACTGTTACCAAGACTAGACAAAACTTAGTGGAAACACAAAAGGTTATTGCTAGTAAACAAGCAGGTAGTTTCTTAATGCCTGAGCTAGAGAATAGATTCACTGAAAAGGCTGGCTTGAATAAATTAGCTTTGGCAGATCAAGATGTTAATAATGTTATAAAGTTTGCTAATGCTAACTACATGATTAACAACGTGGAGTTCCATAAGATATTGTTTGGTGATCCATATCAGTTTAAGATTGAAGGCAATCAATTAGATGAGACTAAGCGTATTAAGTCTTTCTTATCTCCAAGAAGAATCACTGTAAACTCTGATGAGTTTAATAACTTATTCAATAGTGAATACAACACAGTGGCTGGTGTTCAATTAACATCAGAAGACTATGGATATCATGAGCATAAAAACTTTGCTAAGACATTCACAGCTGCTGATGTAGAAGTGACAGACAGTTTTTATCCTAAGACAAATGAGGCAGATGCTGCTTCTTGGATTATGGATGGTGCATTTAAAGAAGTGAAGTTAAAGAATGGTCAATGGTCTGATGAGGCTGAAGTATGGCATCAATGGCAAATGGCTTACACAAGACAGAATGTTCCTGGCTACAAATATAAAAGCGAAGCTCTTCGTAAACATGATGAAGCGTTAATAGAACAATCTGAGCCTAAGAATTTTATAGAGGAATTAAAACCTATTGTATCTGGTAATAAGTTTGGTAAAACAAACTTTGACCTTGTATTAGATAAGTTCTCTCAAATGCCTTTATATTATAAGGCTATCAAAGGAACTAATTTAGGTAAGCTTTATGAGAAGATGTTCAAAGAAGGTTATGACTATGCTGTTGTAGTTTCTGGTAGAAAGGTGGGTGCTGAGAAGTTACACAAATTATATAATGAAGATGGTAACTTTAATGAAGAAGCATTTAACAATACAATCAATGTTGGCTGGGATGCTTATGGTATTCAAGTAGAGAATAGCTATGATAAAGATAGCAAACAAACCCTTGGTTCTCAGTTAACTAAGCTTGCCACTGTTGACTTATACAGTGATGGTAAAGCTAATAATGAAGCTGCTAAAAAGGCAGTAGAAAAGAACACTGAGGTGTTGAAAGAGATGTTACTTAATGGATATCAAGAGTTATTAAGAAAGCTTAGTATTGAAGATCTAGGTGACAACTTTGTTGTTAAAGATAAGACTGTTGTAGCTGATACATTAAGACAGGAGATGCTTAAGAGAAAAATGTCTGAGAATGGTATTGATAGTATATCTATTGATCCAGAAATTGGAGAGTTTTATATTCCATTCGAAGCATCAACAAACTACATCCAGATCAAGAGCATCTTGTATTCAATTGTAGACAAGTCTATTGTATCTCCTAAGGTAAATGGTTTCCCTGCTGTACAGGTTCCTGTAACAATGTGGGAGAAAGCTGGTGAGTCTAGAGGAGAAGGATTAAAGAAGTCTGCTCTTAAATTCTACAGTAAAGAAGATCCATACATGGAGGTATACCTTCCTGCATGGTTTAAGAAACAATTACCTCAAGGTAAAACTGATGAAGAGTTAATTGAGTTATTGAAAGATTCAGAGATATTAAAAGGTATAGGATTTCGTATTCCAACACAGGGATTAAACTCTGCAGAGGTATTTAGAATCAAAGGTTTCTTACCTGAGTTTATGGGTAAGACAATTGTAGTTCCTTCTGAAATCACTACAAAGGCTGGATCTGACTTTGACATAGATAAATTAAATCTATACTTAAAGAACATATATGTAACTCCTTCTGGAGAAATCAAGTCTGTACCATTCTTTGGATATGGAGATCAAGCTAAAGAGGCTATCAAGAAATTCATCTTTGAGGAAGATATCAAAGCAATGTTAGATATCAATAGTGAGATATCTGGAAGTAGAATTGATGACTATGGTACATTAGCTGACAAGTTATACAAACAATCTCTTGAGAATGAATACTTTAGATCTCTTGAAACATTACTAACTCTACCAGATAACTTTGATAGATTGACTTCTCCTAATACAGATACAACTCTTAAAGAGATTGCTGGTAATTTAGATACATTAAGAGGAGAGGATGAAGGTGATATCAAGAATAGATTGTTAGATAGAAACTACATGACTAATCAAAGACATGCATTCTTGACTGGTAAGAGATGGATTGGTATTGCTGCTGTAAACATTACAGGTAATTCTCTTGCACAAAAGACAGATGTGTTTGTAGAGAATCCACAAACAGAAATGGCTTTATCACACAACAAGTTTAAAGATGGTGGATTTGAGCATATATCTCTTTCTGGTATGAAAGACCAGTCAGAAGAACCTAAGTATATCTCTGATAAGTTATCAATGTATGCGAATGCTTTCGTAGATATTGCTAAAGACCCATACATCATGAAGATTATATACAGCAATAGAGTTGTAGGTACATTTATGTTGTTAGAGCGTGCAGGTGTTCCTATGAAGACAGTGGCTATGTTTATGAACCAGCCTATTATAAGAGAACACATTAAGAACTTAGATGCTAATGGTGCTCCTAGATATGCAATAAGCAATGCTGATTATATCAAACAGGCTAAGATAAACTTCCCTGCAAGTACAAAAGCTATCCAAGCAGCTACAGTTGCTGAAGGTAACTTTGAGGATAACATATCCTCTTACGCTAAGGATACAATGAATGAAACTCAGAATGCTGAACAACACAAGATATTGAATGAATTCTTATCTTATGTTACCCTAGCTGATGAGAACTTCAATTTCACACAGGCTATCAATTATGATACCAGTACATTTAGAAATGCTGATGACTTCTACAGAAAAGAAATGATGACTGATCGTGCACAAAATAAAGGAGCTATTAGCTCTCCACAGAAAGTGTTAGACAGTTCTTTCTTAGGTACAGAAAAGACTGTGTTAGATCAATCTAATTCAGCACTAGGTGCCATTCTTAAGTTCAACCAACCTGAATTCAGAGGGGTGCTTGAGAATACTATTCAACAATATGCTGAGAAGTTTTACATGGCTAAGGATACATTTAATAGAGTGGCTGAGAAAGCAACAGCAAGCTTACTTGATTATATTATTCAAACAGGTAGAAAGAACGCATTGAATATCAGTGAGTTATCTTTTGGTCCAGGATCTGTAGCAGTGAAGTTAGAAGAAGATAAACAAAAATATCCTAATGTGCAAATACTACAAGACTTAGTTGTAGTGTCTGCAGAAAGACCAAATAGCCCTAAGACTATTAAGCTTAAAGCTAATACTAAAGAAGCTTATGACGAGAACATGTATATTGGTATGATGAGAGAGTTGAGAGACAATCCAAATACTAACCAACTATTCAAAGATCTTATCAAAGTAGCTATTATACAAGGTACCTATCAATCTGCTGTATCTATTAAGAACATTGTTCCTATTGAAGACTATTCTACAGAAGTAAAAGATATTGTAAACACAGCTGTGGTAGATACGAACGTTCAAGAGTTTGCTAAGAACAATTGGTTCCAAAGAAACAATTGGAAGAATCCAGATATCACTCCTGCTATTGCTCCTTATATTGATGAAGAGTCTATAACAGAACTTGGTGAGTTTAAGAATGAAATAGTTTCTCAATACAAGTTTACAGGCTTTGTAGAAATCCCAGAGGTTGGTATAGGTGAGAATGATAAACTTGTACTATCTGTAGGTGAAAGATCTAAAGCTGCTGGCTATGATATGATTACAATTCCACGTATCATCACCACTAAGTATGGTGAGATGATTGACTTCATGACTGGTAAGACTATTACAAGAGCAGGATATGCAGAATTAAAAGCCAAAGGTGATCCTATAATTGGACAAATGTTTGGTTATCAGAAAGTTAAGTTTATAAGTGGTGAAGCATTGAGAACATATCAAGGAAAGTTTGTATTCAAGATGGTAAACTTATATGGTGATGGACAATTTATTTCTGAATACTATAAGTTTAATAAACCTTCTGAGTTAGATAATAACACAGGTAAGGTGACTGATGAGATTCCTAATTCAGAGATTATAAAATACTTTACAGGTATTGTTGAAAATGAAGTAAATTCACAGCCTGAAACAGAAACAGATCTAAGTACTAAAGACTTTAAATGTAAATTCTAATGAGTTGTCAAACAGGTATAAAAACTGCAGTTGAGAAATATGTACAGAACAAGCCTTACTTAAGATTTGATGGTAAGGATTTTATAGAAGTTAGAACCTCTCCTAAGGAGAAAGTTAATTCTAACAACTTCTATGGAGTATCTCGTTCTGTAGCAGACACTCTTAACAAAGCAATCAATTCTGAAATTGCCCTAGGAAAGGTATTCTATCCTAAACAATATTCAGATAAGGTGGGAGTAATTATTGCTCCTACAGTTAAGCAGTTGGATGCATTAAATGCAAAAGATGCAGCTGAGCTTGAACAAGCTTTGGCTGAATTAGATCTTGAAATACCTGAGGCTAACAGATTAGATCTTGAGAACGATACTACATTTGGTGTTAACTCTGATGGAGATAGCACAGTGTTATTACAAACAGGAGAGATACCTGCTTCTAAAGCAGCTCCTCAAACTGTAAGTCTTGTTAAAGATTTGTTAAATAGAATAGGTGTAGATATTAAAACACTACAAGCTATAGAAGTGGATGGTGTTAAGCAAGATGTAAATGGTGTTGCAAACATTGTACAGAAACTTGTACAAGTGGTAGAAGGTAAAGAGAATGTAGCCCTTACAGAAGAAGCTATGCACTTTGTTGTAGAAATATTAGAGCAAAAGAATCCTCAGTTATTTAATAGATTACTAGGAGAAATCAATGGATACAAAATGTATTCTGATGTCTTAGCTACATATGGTAAGTACAAACAATATCAAACTGCTGATGGCAAACCTAACATCAGAAAGTTAAAGGTGGAGGCTATTGGTAAAATATTAGCTGAAACTATCATTAGAAAGAATGAAGGTTCTACAGAGAAGCCTGAGCTATTAGCTAAGGTGGAAGGTTGGTGGAATACAATAGTTGACTTTATAAAAGGATTATTTGTTAAGTCTGGATTTGACCAAGCAGCAATGATGGTTTTATCTGGTGAAGAGATTGGCACTGCTGATGATATTAGAAACAAAGAAGGAATATTCTTCCAACAAAACGTTAACACTCAACAACTTATAATTGATAAGTTAAAATTAACTAGTAATCAAATTACAAAAGATGACACTGGTTATATGATTAATGGTAACAGAATCAAAAGAAGAGTTACTGACTTTGTTAAAGATTGGTACAGCACAAGATTTGCTAACAAAGATTTGACTAAGTCTGAGTATGACCAAGCTGTAGATGATCTTAAGAAAGAAAAAGGTACAGCAGGACATGCTGATATAGAGCACATGCTTAAGAACTATTTCTTAAATGAAGATGGTACATTAATACCTGAGAATGAAAGACCTGATGATAATGGATATATATCTCAGTTGAATCCTAAGAACAAGGATATGTATAATATTCTTAAAAGAAACATGGCAGCTCGTTTGGAAACATTCCCTGCTAATACAAAGTTTCTTGCTGAGATGACTGTATATAATGCATCACGTGATGTAGCTGGTACTATAGACTTTATTGCTGTTACTCCTGAAGGAAAGGTAAGCATTTTAGACTGGAAGTTTATGGACCTTAATGTTCAAAGATATAAAGATGTTCCTTGGTATAAGGTAAGTGCTTGGAGACAACAAATGAAACAATACAAGTCTATTATAGAAAAGGGGTATGGTGTTAAGCCAGAAGACTTTGAACAAACAAGAATGATTCCTATCAGAGCAATTTATTCTGGAGCTATTCCTAAAGAAGGAGTGCTACCACAGTTGACAGGTGTTCAGATAGGAGATGTAAACTTAAACAAAGAAGAACTAGCATACTTACTACCTGTAGGTTTAGAAACTGAAAAGACTAGTAATAAGAAACTAGATACGTTGATTGAAAAGCTTAATAAGATATATGACACTATATCTTCTAAGAAAGCTAGTCCTGAAGAGAAAAGAAGTAAAGCTGAATTATTAAACTCATTGTATGAGTCTATTAGACAATTACAAATGAGAGAGAATGTTGAGCCCCTTATTAGACAGGCTAAGTTATTAAATGCTGACGTTCAAAGAGTTATAGATACATATAATAATGAGTGGAAAGGTAAAGATCCAGGAGCATTTACAGATAAACAAAAGAATGACCTATCTGATAGAATCCTATCTTATGAAACCTCTCTGATGGTTTATACATCTTTGGCAACAGACTTAAAGTCTTTGTTCAAGAAAGACTTGTCTGAGAAAGATCAAGCATTGTGGCAAGACATTAGAGACACTGCAGAAAGTGCAAATGAGTTAGAAGCAGATCTTGAAGAAGTAAGAAAAGACTTTGCTGAGAATGTTATTGCAAAAGATGTAAACGTTATGGACTTATTAAAACCTGAGAAGGTTATTAAAGGATTTAGTAAGTTATTTAACTCTACGTCTGTAATACAGCTTAAGTCTGCTGAGATTTTATATAAGATGGCTAACAGAGCCTTTGGTCTTGCGTCTATTGAAACGTCAGAACAAGGAAACAAACTTTTAGCTATTAAAGAGAAGTATGATAAGTGGGCTAAGTCTAAGGGGCTTACAAACAAAAACTACTTTGATATTATCAAGAAGAAGAACAAGAATGAATTAATAAATGAGTTTAGTTCTGAGTTCTACGAAACTTTGAAGAGTAAGATTGCTGAGAAAGATACACAATGGGTTAGAGATAACATTGATGTATCAAAGTATAATGAATTCTTAAAAGAACAGAAGGAAAAAGAATTTAAGAGAATAGAAGATAAACCTAGATTTGGTGATGAAGAAAGTATAAACAAAGAGAAGAAGAGAGAGGTTGCTGATGTTAATGCTTTATACAATACATCAACAACTGATTCTCCTGGTTGGTTATTGTATGAGTTTGTTAGTAAGTTTCCCAAGGCGGAGAGATGGGAGTCTGAAGCATGGAAAGAACTTAACAAACCAGAGAACAAACCTGCTAAAGAGTTCTTTGATTATATTAAAGGTAGAAATGAATATCTAGTGGGAATCAAATATATTAATAGTAGAGATGCTAGGGTGTTTTTACCATTTGTAAGAAAGAGTCTTACAGAGAAGATTGTAATGGGTGGTGAGTATAAACTTGGTGAGTCTTTGTTAAGAAACATAACTATCACAGAAGGAGACGTAGGTTATGGTGAGATAGATCCTATTACTAAAGAGCCAGTATATTCTATTCCTAAATATTTCACTAGAGAAACTGTAGAAGAAGCAAGTGAAGACTTGTTCAGAAACATGACTCTGTTAAATAACATGGCCATTCGTTATGAGTATTTAAGTAACATTGAGCACCAGTTAAATGTAATTATTAAGGTTGAGTCAAACAAAGAAGCCATAAAGACATCCTACTTTGGTAAAACTAAATATAGACCTGATGGTACACTTGAAACTACATCAGACAACTCTGACAACACTAAGCTTGTAAGAGACATGATGGCAGCTATTGTATATGGTCAGAAGTATGTAGAGAGTGAAAACTTTGATCAGTTATTAGGAGGTATAGCAAACTTTGGTAAGAGAGCAAACAAAGTATTAGGTAGAAAGATATTTACTGAAGACTATGATGATGCTCAGATATCTTTGAACAAGACAATCACACAGTTAAATACTGTATTCCAAATGAAGACATTAGGATTAAATCCTATCTCAGCATTATCAAACTTCTTGGGAGGTAGCTTCCAAAGTTATATCAATGCTGGTAAATTCTTCACAAAGGCAGACTTTGTACGTAATGAGTTTATGATGGCTCAAAAGATGAATGGAATAGACTCTAAGAAATATGTTGGAGCTCTTCAATACTTTCAACCTTTGACAGAAAACTACAACAACATTCTTGCTAAGCAATTATCTGTTAGTAAGTTTAGTCAAGAAGGAATACAAGACTTCTTAATGATTTTGATGAGAACTGGAGATCAATATGTGCAGTCTATTAACTTCTTTAGTTATCTAGAGAACTCTATTGTAGAAGATGGTAAGGTGTTTAATGTAAGAGAATATCTTAAGAAACAGCCAGAGTTTGCTAATATGTTTACAGGTACAGCTGAAGAAAGAAGTCAATTAAAAGAAAAGTTTGATACAGAAGTAAAGAGATTAATTGATGAGAAAGGCTTTTTAAAACTAGCTAGAGTTGAAGGTAATGAGCTTGTAGTGGATGGCTTAGATAGAAAGTCTGATAGTGTGATTGAACTTAGAAGAAAGGTACAGGCTATCACTAAGGATGCATTAGGTAATCTATCTGAGGATGACCTTAGAAAGATTAACTTAAATATATATGGTAAGTCATTCATGGTGTTCAAGAACTGGATACCAAGACTTGTAGATGTAAGATTTGGTAACTTAAAATATAACTCAGCTACAGAAGCTTATGAGTGGGGTAGAACTAGAAACATGTTCAGACTTCTAACAGAAGACTTTATGGGTTCTGTTGATAGCTTAATGAGTTCTATAAAAGGAGATGACCAAAAGTTTGTCGATCAAATAAAGAGACTTTATGAATCAAAAAGATCTGACTATGAAAAAGATACAGGTAAAGAACTAAGGATGACAGAAGGTGAGTTTGTAGAATTGGTTAGTAGTAACATACGTAATCAAATGACAGATTTCATGTTCTATCTTGCATTGTCTACATTAATCATAGGAGCTAAAGTTGCACAGCCAGATGATGATGATGATGACAAAGCCACAAAGAATAGATATAAGTATATGCTTAGAGTGATGGATAAGATTAGAGATGAGGTTGCTTATTTCTACAATCCAACATCATTCTTAAGCCTAACCACATCAGGTATCTTCCCAGCAATAAGTTACTTAGATAACTTCAAGAAGCTATTCCTAAACTTTGGTACAGAAATGTATGCTCTAGGTGTAGGGGATGAAGAGCTAGCCAAGAAAAACCAAGTGATTAAGTATGCATTAAAAGGATTCCCCATAGCTTCACAGGTGGATGCAATATTATTAATGTTCTATCCAGATGTAGCTAAAGACCTTGGCATGAAAGCACAATCTGAAGCTAAACCATTTGGTAAATAAACAGTATAGTTATTGCTATATTATGTAGGAATAATTTTTATAACTCATTGAAAATAAATTAAATTCACTATTTTTGCTACAATTAGTGCACATTCTATAAGTTTGATGCACTTCTTTGTATATCAATAGATTACACATAACACATTATCACTATGAACGTTACTTGCTCTGCAACCCCTTGTCCAGTTATATTGGATTCGACCTGCGTATTCTACGAAGGCCCTAACTTAATATGCTCTGGTATTAATACCAACGACAATCTCGAAACAATTATTGAGAAACTTGATGCTGCTGTATGTGGTGCAGGTTTGTTTGGTTCTTCTGGTACATCTGGTGCTAGTGGAACTTCAGGATCTAGTGGCTCTAGTGGTAGATCTGGAACTGCTGGCACATCAGGTGCTAGTGGTACAAGTGGATCTAGTGGTAGGTCTGGTACTAGTGGCACATCAGGAAGCTCTGGTTCTAGTGGTGTAAAGGGTACAAGTGGAACTTCTGGTTCTACAGGAACAAGTGGTTCTGCAGGTACATCAGGCTCTAGTGGTCTTACAGGTACAGCTGGTACAGCTGCTTCTAGTGGCTCTAGTGGATCTAGTGGTCTTTCAGGAGATAGATATAGAACAACATCAACTAACTCTTTTACATTAGGTAATAGTGGAAGTATGACTGTAGGAACAGGACTTGCATACACTCCTGTACAGTCTATCATCATTACATATAACGTTAATAACTTCCAAGAATGTGAAGTGGTAAGTTATGATAGTATTACAGGATTGTTAGTATTTGCTGCTCCTACACGCACTGTAGGATCTGGAACATATAGCTCTTGGGTTATTAATCTAGATGGTGCAAGTGGTGGTGACGGTAGCTCAGGTACTTCAGGAAGTTCTGGAACCAATGGTTCAAGTGGTACTAGTGGGTCATCTGCAACAAGTGGTTCTAGTGGAACCAATGGTACTGATGGATCAAGTGGTACGTCTGGCACATCTGGCTCTAGTGGAACAGCAGGTACAAGTGGAACTGCTGGTACAAGTGCGTCTAGTGGTACTGCTGGTACAACTGGAACTGATGGTTCAAGTGGAACTGCTGGTACAACAGGTACTAGTGGTGGAACAGGATCATCTGGTACGTCTGGTGCTACAGCAATAGGAACATTAGAAGTGTACACTATTGTAATTAATACTAGTAATGGATTGTTATCTACTGTAGCTAGTGCTACAGATCCTAATGGAGCTAATTTGATTGGTGCTCCAGGATGGGCATTCACTGTTACTTCTGCAACAATATTTGATATCACACAACCATTAGGAAATGTTATTGTGGGTGCTTACACAAGTGGTGTAAATAACACTGTAGTGCTTACAAGAACTTTTGTAGGAAATACCACAGGTAACTATTCAATGTTCCAAAATAGCACATATACAGGAATGACTTTCTACAGTTTGAATCCTACAAATGCAGGATATAGTTCAACAGGTAGTTCCACACTGACTCTTTATTTCTTAGCAAAAGTTTAAAATGAAACATGGCGAGTTTAATAACCCCACCAATTTGTATTCCTGCAAGTATCAACTTTGGGTCTACAAGCACAACTTCTACGTATAGTAATGCGTTGTCCCCTTGGGATGGCTCTCCATTTATTTTTACTTGTACTCTTACAGTACTACCCCAAGAAACCAGCTCTTACGATACAACCCCCCAACTTCTTTATAATGCTAGCAACTTAGTAGCAGGAATGTGGTTTGGTCTTCCTAATGGTTACGCTTATAGAATTCAATCTATAACAAGCGTAAACCCAGCAGGGACATCATGCACTATTGTTATTGAGGATGTTGATCTTTACAATCTTGTTACAGACAACTCAGGAATGGGTAATAACTTTCCTGTGGAAGGTTTTACAGGATTGTTCTTTAATATAGGCTTGGATGGTCTTCCCATCATCACACCAACAGAACAGATTAGATCTCAAATAGGAGATTTAACCAACTGGTTCAATGACATCACTGGTAGATTTCGCTTCAGAAACTATCTTACAGACTTCTTTTCTTTAGACATTAATTCAACTATTTACGCAGCCTTCAATGAAGGAGACTTTGTTAAGATAAATTCTAGTGGGCAGTTTGTCAAAGTAACAGGAACTACAGAAAATGATTTAATGAGCATTGCTGGTATAGTGACATCTGTTAATACACCAGAACAAGGAAATCTAAGAGTTAGACCTTTAGGAAGAATAGTGAATGATTTAAACATCACTGTTGGTAGTGTTGGAGATATATTATACTTCGATCCAGCAGCACCTGGAAACTTAACAGACATACAACCTTTAACAGGAATACTTCCTGTATACATAAAAATTAGCCCCTCTGTAGCCCTACTTAAAAGCTCAGCAGGGGCTAGTGGCTCTAGTGGAACATCTGGCTCATCTGGAACTGCTGGTTCTTCAGGAACTAGTGGAACCTCTGCGTCAAGTGGAACATCAGGAGATGCTGGTACATCTGGCTCTTCTGGAACATCTGGTGGATCAGGTACAAGTGGGTCAAGTGGAACCTCAGCATCTAGTGGATCAAGTGGATCTAGTGGAACTGATGGTTCATCTGGTACATCAGCTTCTTCTGGAACATCAGGTTCTAGTGGAACATCTGCAACTAGTGGTAGCTCAGGTACATCAGCAACTAGTGGTACAAGTGCTTCTTCAGGAACTAGTGGTACATCTGGAACAGATGGCTCTAGTGGCACTGATGGTAGTTCAGGTACAGACGGATCATCTGGAACAAGTGGTACAAATGGAACAGCTGGCTCTTCAGGAACATCAGCCTCTAGTGGCACTAGTGGAACAGATGGTTCTTCTGGAACAAGTGCATCAAGTGGTACGAGTGGAACTACTGGTACTGATGGATCATCAGGAACATCAGCTAGCTCTGGAACAAGTGGATCGTCTGGTACAGCTGGTACAGATGGATCAAGTGGAACTTCAGGATCTAGTGGAACAGCAGGTCTTTCAGGTGACAGATATGCCACAACATCAACAACAACATTTACATTGGGTAATGCAGGAACAATAACTGTAGGTACTCAATTAGCATATACAGTAGCTCAATCTATCATTGTGGTTTATGACGCTAATAACTTCCAAGAGTGTGAGGTTACAGCTTATAATCCAGCAACAGGTTCTTTATCATTCGCAGCACCAACTAGAACAGTGGGTAGTGGAACTTATTCTGCTTGGTCTGTTAACTTAGATGGTGCGAGTGGAGGGGATGGGTCTAGTGGTACAAGTGGCTCTAGTGGTTCTAGTGCAACAAGTGGAACTAATGGATCATCTGGTACTGATGGTTCATCTGGCACTGATGGATCAAGTGGAACCTCTGGAAGCAGTGGAACATCTGCATCTAGTGGAACTTCTGCATCAAGTGGAACAAGTGGTACAGATGGCTCGTCTGGAACTGATGGATCTAGTGGAACTTCTGGAAGTTCTGGTACATCAGCATCAAGTGGTACATCAGCAAGTAGTGGAACATCAGGAACTAGTGGTACAGATGGGTCTAGTGGCACATCTGCAACAAGTGGAACAAGTGGCACCTCTGGATCTAGTGGAACATCAGCCACTGCAGGTACGTCAGGTACAGCAGGTAGTGATGGTTCATCTGGAACTTCTGCTACATCAGGCACATCTGGATCAAGTGGTACCAGTGCAACAAGTGGTTCAAGTGGAGCAACAGGAACATCTGGTTCTTCAGGAACAGCAGGTGGAACAGGAACTGCAGGATCATCAGGTACAAGTGGAACAAGTGGATCTTCAGGGTCTTCTGGATCTTCTGGATTTGCAAGCTCTTCAGCAAGAAGTGTTGAAGTTTTTACTGCCACAGCAAGTCAAACAACATTCACTGTAACCAATGGTTACAACCTTGGAATGATAGATGTATTTGTGAATGGTGTTAAGTTTGTAAATGGTGTAGATTATACAGCAACAGATGGTACAACAGTAGTTATGACAGCTCCTTTGGCTGCTGGTAATATTGTTGAAATTGATAACTACCTCACTGCATTCTTACCAACCAATGCACTAAGAACAATAACAACCTTCACAGCCACAGCTGCTCAGACAACATTCACAGTAACATATACACAAGGATTAATAGATGTGTTTTATAATGGTTCTAATCTAGCTCAATCAGAATATACTGCAACCAATGGTACAAGTATAATATTAGCAACAGCTTGTCAATTAAATGATATAGTAGTAGTTTATGCTTACTCTTATTCAGTAGGAGCTTATAGTGGTATTGGTGGTAGTGGTACAAGTGGTTATCACGCTAAATTTACTGGAACAAATACAATTGGTAATGGCTTAATTTATGATGATGGTACAAGTCTTTTCATTGGTAATGGTCAGTCATCAGCTACCCCACAAACTGCAATAATAGAAGGTACAGATGGTAGTGGAACAAACATAGCTGGTGCTGAATTTAGAATACAGGGAGGACAAGGTACAGGAACAGGAGTTGGTGGTGATTTAACTTTTTATACTGCTCCTGTTGGAACTGCTGGTAGTTCATTAAATACAGCTGTAGAAAGAATGAGAATAACTACTGCAGGGAATGTTGGTATTGGAACAACTAATGCAACTTCTCCTTTAAGTATATATTATCCATCAACTAGTGCTGATGTTAACTATATTAAGATGGAGATGCCATCTTGGGGTGGAAGTGCAAACTACAAGAAAAATATTATTTGGCACGATAGTGGTAATGTAGTAGGTGCTATTGGAATGTCATTTACAAGTCCATATACTTATATGGATTTCCATTCGTTTTATAATAGTGCTCATACTACTAGCACTATAATGAGAATCCAAGGTAATGGTTTAATTGGAATTGGAACAACAGCTCCAAGTTTTAGATTATCATTTGGTGGGGATACAGCTACTACTATTGGTATGAACCAAAGTACATTAGGTAGTGCTCCTGCATTAACTTTAAAAGGTGCAGATTCTACAACAGGTACTAATAATGAAGGTGGAGCTGTTTATATAAGTGCAGGTTTAGGAACAGGTAATGGTGCTACATCTAATATTATATTTTCAACAGCTCCATCAGTAGGCTCAGGTAGTACAAGACAAACTCTCGTTGAGGCTGCAAGAATAAATTCATCAGGTCAGTTTGGTGTTGGTGTCAGCCCAAGCCAAAAATTTCAAGTATATAATAGTGCAAATGGTACTTCAGCAGCTTTTGGTGGAACTGCTTACGGAGTTAGAATAGATAATGGAGGAACTTTTAGTTCAGGTAGAAGCACTATATTCGGTGTAAATAATACTTTTTTTGGGTCTTATCAGCCAATAGCAATAGGCGGTTCAGAAATATACCTTTCTATAGCAGGTACAGATAAAGTAAAAATTGACTCTAGTGGAAATACAACAACATACGGTACACTTATTTTAGGTTCAAGTGGTTTTGTAGGAAATATACAATGGGGAACTTCAGGATATGGAACAAGTGATTACAATGCAGGTAATGGTAAATTTAGTTGGCAAAGCTCAGCAGGTGCTACAGCAGGAACTATATATTATAGTTTCAATGCTGATGGTTTTGGTGCTAGAATGACAATTGCTAACAATGGTAATGTGGTTGTAGCAGGTGCTTTCTCTGCTTCTTCAAAATCATTTTTAATTCCACATCCCCTTTCAAATTTAAAAGAAACACATAATTTACGTCATACTAGTGTTGAATCACCTCAAGCAGATTTGATTTATAGAGGCAAACTTACCTTAGTAAACGGTAAAGCTCAAGCTAATATAGACGAAATATCTACTATGACTGATGGAACATTTGAAGCATTATGTAGAGAAGTACAATGTTTTACAACAAATGAAAGTGGTTGGGATTTAGTCAAAGGAAAGGTTATTGGTAATATTATTTACATAGAAAGTCAAAATGCAAATTCAACAGATGAAATATCTTGGATGGTAATAGGTGAAAGAAAAGACGAATTTATTATGGATACAGATATAACAGATGAAAATGGTAAGGTAATAGTGGAACCATTAAAACCAATTGAGCCAACTGAAACAACTGAACCAGCTGAACCAGCTGAAACAATTGAACCAATTGTAGAACAAATATAAAAGAATAAAAAATGTCATTAAATACCATACTTGCCACAGCACCTTTGACTACCACCAACTATGTACTAAAAGCAAATGGAACTACCATAGGCAATAGCTTAATACAAGATGATGGTTCTACTACAACTATTACTGGAAGTGGAGAAGTATTAAGATTAACTCCAACAGGTGTAGATAATTATATAGCATTTAGAAACTCAGCAGGTACTCAAATAGGAGATATTGGTTATGACGGCAGAGATGCAGATGGTTTATCAATTTGGAATAATAACGCATCTGGTAATTTAGTATTTGGTGCTGGAGGTTCAAGAAGATTGACCATATCCTCAACAGGTTTAGCTACATTTAGTAATAGTATAGTATTATCTGCAACTGGTTATGTAGGTTTTGGAGGTGGTAATAATTACATTGAAGGAGATAATGCAAATAATATATTAAGATTTGGTACAAATAATGTTACAAGAGTTACAATAAATGCATCAGGAAATTTAGGTATTGGTACAACAAGTCCTACTACAAAATTATCAATAGGTGGTACTACTGATGCTTATATGAATTTTGCACCAACAAGTTTTAGAAACTTTATTATTGGTAGTGATACTTTAGGATTTATAGTTTATGATAATAATGCATCTGCTTATAGAATGGTTATCACAAGTGGGGGTCAAGTACAAATAAAACAATCAGCAAATAGTCATAATGAAGGACTTTCTTTAATTAATACAGGAAATCAAGTATGGAATTTAGTTAATGGTGGAGATGCTAATTTTTATTTTGGTTATCAAGGTGTTTCAAAAGCTAATATTAGTCCTACTACTGGAGTTTTTACTCCTTTATCTGATGTAAATAAAAAGAAAGATTTTGAACAATCTACTATTGGACTTTCTGCTATATTAGGTTTAAAACCTACTCTTTATAGAATGATAGATGAAGAAGAATCTGTTGATAAGCATTTAGGATTTATTGCACAAGAAGTAAAAGATTTTATTCCTCAAGCATATTGTGAAAATATAAATGGCGATAAAACATTTATTGGTTTAGATTATCAAGCTATTACATCAGCTTTAGTTAAAGCAGTACAAGAGCAACAAGCATTAATCACATCATTACAATCTCAAATAAACGAGTTAAAAAACAAATAATATGGGTGTTACACAAAAACTGGGTACAATCCCTTTAGCAATACTAACTGACGCATCTAACAACGTAGGAATAGGAGCAGCACCTAGTGGTAGTTATAAATTAGAAGTAACTGGTACAAGTAATTTTAGTGGGGTATTAAGGGTAAGTGCTGCAACAGGTTTTGCTGTTGGTTCAATAGCAGGATAT